TTATTTCCCGTTCAGCTTCCGCTGGCGCTCGTATTCCACATCAGCGGCCAGAGCCTCCTGCGTGAACGAGTTGTTCTTCCACCAGGCCACGAGAGAAGCCACGGTCGTGATACCGACACTTACCAACTGCTCCAGCTGAGCACTTTCGATGGGAAGAACCGGCTTACCCAGAGCAGAAAGCACCTGGTTGGTCAGGGCCAGCAGCAGAACAGCAGTTCGTGCGATGGTACCAGCCGAGATGCTGCGGTTCGTTACAATATGCGCATTCATATGTTAGTCCTCCTTGATTGGCAGCCCCTTGGCGCGGGTGTACAGTTCTGTACCAGTGCCGTTTCCGCCAAGAGCATGATAACTATTATAAAGGTATTCCAGATTTTTCAGAGCCGACGTGTTAATGTACCCCTCTTTGAGAAAGAAGGTAGACATCTGATACAGCCGATCGTGCATGATGGCGAGCAAACCGTCCTTGATGTTCTTGTACTCGGTCATCTTTTTGATGAGATAGCCCCAGCCAAAACTAAGTAATCCGATTGCCCATTCCATCCAGTGAGCGCTGATGAAGGAAAGAATACTCTGCATTGGCATCACCCCCTCCACCGGCTCTTTTCTTTGCGCACATCCACGTGCACCCAGCCGTTCGCTCTGCCAAGGCCGGGAGGATAGATGCCCACGCCTCCCCTACCTGCAAGCAGCTTGTCCGCGTAGGCATACACCTGCTCCACGCTGATGCCCTGCACCTGAATGTCCGCCGCCTTGCCATAGAGGTGCTGACTGTACTTGGCTGCATTCTTCTGTTTAGCGTTCCAGCTTGCCGTGCGGAATGCACTCGTGATGGTCACAGGCTTGTTGAAGTGGGTACGAATCTTCTCCAGAATTTCCACAAGCTCTGTATCCACGAAAATCGGGTCAGAGCCGTCTCGGCAATAAAACTCCCGAACTTTGAAGTGTTCCGAGAGCTTCAGGTTGCCGTTCTTCAGAAGAGAATATGCTTCGATGCTCATATGCCCTCCTTATTCCTCGGAGGTCACATCTGCTTCCTCACTTGCACCCTTAGCGTTGCTCTCGGTCTCCGCCGTAACAGGAACCTGAGGAGTCTCAGTAACCGGCACGGCTGCCACGGCCACTTCTTCCTCTTTCTGTACGGGATAGCTTTCGCCGGTGATCTCCTCGTACTCGTACTCCGTGATCCAGCCCTGTTTCACGGCATTCACGACCTGCCGCTTCTTCCACATGTGGTACTTGTAGTAGGAACGCACATCGTTGAACTTCTTACTGTGATTTGCCATTTTGAACTCCTCCTTACAGCTCGGGGTCAACCATCATGCTCAGATAATCCAGCTGTGCCTTCAGAGCCATCTGCTCCAGTTCCTCTGCCGGAATATCCCGCAGGATAAACCACCACTCTTCGCCCATCTTGCTGATCTGCACCAGTTCCATGTTCTCATGCTTCTCGATGGTGTCACCGCCCTCGATGGTCACTTCTGTCAGATTGTCCTCGAACATCTCTTTGGTGACTTCGGTGGTACTGATGAAGTTGTTACCGTTCAGCTTCAGGCTGCCGAGGGATGTGCCATCAGCCAACGTAACCTTCCATGCCCTTTCTTCCATGTTACACTCCTTCCGAACAGCTTCACGTACAGACTGTTCATCTTATAGATTTGGTCGCGGCTCATATACTTGTAGTTCCCGCTGAGCCAGGAGCGAAAATAACCATCAATTTCTTCTATGGTTATGATTTCTTTGTCCAGCAGGCGCTTATAAGCCTTTAATTTACGGCGTTCTCTTGTGATTGCTTTTGGGTGAATTCTTCGTACAACCACTCCATTTTGAAGCAACGTATACTTCATCTGAAGGTAACGATACTCGCCAGAAAGCTTGCAGATGTGCGTCTTTTTCTCATTGAGAATCAGCCCGTACTCTGCCGCGATTGTCTTGACACCCTCTAAAACCTTCAGAAGCACTTCTTTGCTCCGATGGATGATATGCATATCGTCAGAATAGCGGCCTTGATGCTTCATGCCGCAGACAATTTTACAGTAGTTATCGATTCGGTAAGGAAATGTGATACCAATGTTTTGCGCCAGCTGGTTGCCAATATCGGCTCCCTTTGCCAGCATCTTTTCACCGGTCAAAAGCTCTTTCGGCACGCCCATGTTCATAAAAGGGTCAACCTTGCCATTCATCATGGCTTCAATGTCCTCGTCCGAGAATCGGCTGACATCCATCTCGAACGTCTTGAAAATCTCATCCATCAAGTCCTCGGTGATAAGCCGAAGTTCATCACTTAGACCGCTCTTTTCGAGTAGCTCGTGAAGCACCGCCTTACACGGTTCATGCTGAATGTTTGCATAATACCCGCTGAAGTCGATAAAAAGCACATACCCTTCATTCGTACCTTCTTCGCGGTAGTAGTTACGCAGGTCATTTTCAAAACGCCTTCGATGAAATGCTACGCCTTTCCCCTTCTGAGATGCCGAATTGTCGTACTGTAGAAACTTTTGTAGATATGGAGTCAGCACCTCGTCACAAATTACATGATTCACCGCCTTGTCAGGGGTCACGATGCTGGAAATGAGGCGTTCCTTTCCTCGCTCACGATATCGGAACTTCATACTCCCTTTCGGATGGTAAGTTCCATTTTGAAGTGCCTTCTGTAATTTTGCTGTGATGAGAAGCTGATTCAACTTATAAAGTTTCGAAGCATACTTAAACTGGGAGCCATTCATTGCGCGGTCTCCCGCATCATAGAGAACGTTTGTGTCGTAATAAGGATTCATTTTGCCTCATAAACTGCGCTGTAAGTTCATCGGTCGTAACCGGAACCGTCACAGTTATCATTCATCGGGTTATCTCCCGAACGGATAGCCTTTCCTTTCCCATTGCCGTGCAGGGAATCCTGTCCATAATGCACGGATGTGAAATCGGGACGAACGCCATTCTCATTCGAAGCGTTGTTGTAGTTCGCATTACCGTTGTTGTTCACATTCGCGAAGTACGTAGACGAAACTTTTCAAAGGCTACCCAATTGTTGTTATTCGGATTTTGCGGCTGCCTGAATGTGCGGTAGGAAACGCCCGTTATCAGATTGCCGCAATTTTTTAATGAGGTTGAAGTCTTTCTCAAGCTTCAATACAATGCGCGTGTATTTGTTTTTGTCAGCAGGCAGAACTTTTGCAATATAGTTCAGTTCGTCCTGGAGCACATTGCAACATTCCAGCGCTTTGTCCAGTTGCAGTCTGCGCTCCTCAAATTCACTCATATTGACAGGACTGATCGTGTTAGCTGCCCGAAGGTGTGCCGACATTCCACGAGAAAGCCTCAGAACCTCGTCCCGCTCTTTCTCAATAAACCACATACTAAAGTCCTGATTAGTCTCCCGAAGTTGAGCTGCAGCTCGTTCCCGCAGCGCATCGTCCTGAATATAATCTGTGACTTTACGGATGTGCTGTTCCAGCCGTTTTTCGCTGTACCCAAAAGTCAGCATCAACTCCGTTGTAATTTCAGAGCGAATATTCTGGGCCAGTGCCAAAGCATCCAATGAGGTCGCTTTTCTCCTACTTTTAGGAATATTAGACACGCAAAAGTCCTTCTTTCAAACAAAAAAAATAACGGCGGCACAAGGCCGCCTGATGGTTGATCAACCGATGAGGAAATCGGGACGAACGCCACCCTCAAACGAAGCGCAGTAGTAGTTCGCAAGACCGTAGTCGTTCACATACGCGAAGGACGCAGACGAAACTACATCCCGCAGCCAGAACCACTGGCGGTTCGAGATCAGATGCGGTGCAAGCTGGAACAGAGGCAGCTGGCTCTTCTCCACAGTATAGTTCGTGGGAATCGTGCTGCCGTCGCAGCCAGGAGCAAAGATATGGCTGCCGTAGACCATGTTCTCGTTCATCAGCTCCACATCACTATCGAACCATGCGCCGCCAGAAGGCTTACCGTTGGTCACAGCATTGGTCAGGTAGACACGATGGGTCAGCACATGGTCTGCACCAAACACTGCAACCGCCTTCTCCTTGGCCTGTGCCAGACCTTCAAGGCGCATCAGGCTGTTAATGTAACCGCCCTCGGTCGTATTGGTTGCGTTCATGTTGTGGGTGTACAGCCGGGTGTCCGGTACGATGACCGCATGGTGACGATCGAAACTGGTGTCACCGCACTTCAGGTAATAGTCAAAAGCGGCGATACGATAATTCACGCCGCCATTAGACCAGTAGTCACCCACGTACAGGTCGTCAAAGGTACCCGCCTTGATGGCTGCCAGCTGTGCCTCCGTGGGAGCAGAACCCAGGTTCTTACCACGGAAGATGCCGTTGTGTGCTGCAGCAGAAGCGGTCAGAACAGCGCTCAGACTGGTGGCCGCTTTTTCAGTTGCTTCCTGAGCCTTCCGTGCTGCATCTGCGCTTGCCTGCGTTGCAGCAATCAGCTGCTCCCATGTAGTGCTGCCAGCATCAGGAAGGTCTGCCGTTTCGGTGCCGCTGTTCTCGCCAATGGTGTAGGGCACGTCTGCGCTGGTGACGATTACGCCATCGCGAATGCCCTGGAAGGTCACCTTGCCCTCGCCAGAGATCGCGGTTACGATAGCCGGGACGTTTGCCACGTTGTTTGCGAACAGGGTTGCCGGAGGCGTGATTTCCTTGTTCGGGGTGTGCCAGTAGGCGCTGATGGTCAGGTTTGCCCACTCATCACGGGGCGAGATACGCAGAGCATAAACGCTCTTGTTGCCCTCATAGCCCATGTTCAGGGTGCTGCTGCCATCTGCCAGCTGTGCCTGACCATTCTTAGAAAGGATCAGATTCAATTCAGTCATTGATAAGTTACCTCCTCTTCTTCGGTCTTATCTTCGGTTGTGGTTGGTTGCGGAGAATAAACAAATTCTCCATTTTGAATTCTATACTGCAGGATGATGCCCCGGCCATCCGGTATCTCATCCGTGTACAGCAAGCCATCAGGCGGGTGCTCGCGGTCTACAGGGAAAGAATCGTTCACCTTTCCAATACTGGTAATCGTCCCATCCGCTTTATACGTAGTAACATACATAGCACCACCTCCTCAAAGAAATCCGTAAACAACGACTGGGACGCAGCACTGATTGTGAGCATCGAACTTTGCGCCGTATGTCACATCAGTCCACGGCCATATCCACTTGTCCAGTTTTTTGGTGTCGTAGTAGCCGCCCGGTCCAAAGGTGATTCCGTTTTTGCTGGCAGTTACCTTGCGTGCACGAGGTTTATCCCACGCATAAGAACAACGTGCTTCTTTTCCATTCAGCACTACGATTGTGTACTGGATCAGGCCGCCTTCTGTCGAAGCGCTATCAAATGGGCTTGTGTAATATTCCTGACAACCAATTGCAATTGCTGCGTAAGATGCCAGACGCCCATCTGAACAGATAACTGTTCCTCCTGCCATACCGGATGTAGGATCAGCATTTTCCCAAAGAGGGACCAGATTGCGGATGCCATTAAAAACCAGCCCCTCGTCAGTCATGGTTACATTGCTGCTTCCATTGGGGCCGACCTGAACTCCACCTGGGCCATCTTTGATGTAATCTGTTGCTGTTTTTCCGGCTTCAATAGCTTTGGTATCGTCGGTGTACTTCGATGCTCTCACCCAATCACTTGCCACATAACTGCCGCTTTCACGATCGTGCTGACAGCACAAAATATCACCGCTACCACCTTGTACCCAAAGGTCACCAACCTCATACGGAGGGTACGGCTGGGCGCTGAAGCAACGCACTTTTCCATCCGCAGTAGACTGTGCCCGTGAGGCATTCTGCAAAGCTTGCTGAACTTGCTTGTCTTCGATAACATCCCAATAGTAACCCCCACTATTCTCTGTCCAGCGGTATCCAATACCCGTTGACTTGTCATAGTACAGGTCACCGATGTGAGCATGTTTTGCTTCAGGTGTTGTCCACTCAACAGCTGGATAGTTTTCTGCTGTAGGAACACCGGGATAAAACCATGAGCAGATGCTGCTATCTACTTGTGTTTGCAAAGAGTCCATACGGGTCATCGCATCGAGAAGGCCCTGCGTATTCTGATTACCGATCTCCAGTGCGCTTTCCATTTTATACTGGTAGGTACGCTTGTAGGATGCAAAGCTACCGGACATGGTTTCAAAATCCAATCCGAACGTATACTCTGTATTTTCAAGATTATCGAGTGTGAATACAATCTTGGAACAAAGAAAGTCCGAACTGATTTCATGCGGCAGACTTACAACATGAACTTTGTCACCAAAATCAATTTTGTCAGTATTGACATTGATTCGATGCAGATCGAATGCGCGAATCGTAATTTTAATTGCCATCTCAACAGCCTTATTCAGCATTCGTTGCCCGTTTGCTTTCAAAGTGTTTCGATTGGTTACATCTTCCCAGATAACTGATTTTTGGATTTTGCCAAAGAGTGCAATGGCACTATCAGACTGTAAATAGTTTTTTCCGCCATTTACAAGTTTGATATCAACACGGTTTCCTTTGCTGTCAGCTTTGCCAAGCGGAATGATCTGTGTGTAAACATTGGAAGCATCCACATACTCACTCAAATCCAGAAGATTTTTGCCAAATTCGATAATCTGGCTAGATGCTTTTCCAATGTCGTCCACAAAATCAATGTAAGATACACCTTTTTCCCTTCGGATGTACAAATATCTATCGTAATCACTCAGGTCTACCTCGTCCTTACCAACTTTACCGGTTGATGCACCAATAAGATTGCCGGAAATAAGATTCCAAACGTTCGTGTAGTCCGTTGTTTTGGGATAGATAAGCACATCCGTAAAGGCTCCTCGTACATTGCCGAGTTTGATCATTCGCTCTTCCGAACATTCAGAAGCATAGTGCTCAATAAGCTTCTTGAAATACTCCCCCATTTTAATTCCTTTTTTGGAATAATCATGTGGTTCATATTGAATATCGTTCAGAAAAGCCAGTTCACCTTCACAAGTAACTGCCTTGGTGTTGTAAAAGTCTTTCGCGTCGTTTAATACACGACCTTTCCAGAGCACCTCGTCATCTTCTCGAATCGTAATGATCGTCTTCAGTTTTTTCAAACTGGAGTACATCGGATTGATGAATGGCAAATTAAACGTAAAGCTGCCTGCTTTATTCAGTTCAAGCGTTGCCTGAGGTTCTGTAATGGCATATCTCTCATCCAACAGTCGTGGCGAATAGAACAGTTTGTCGTCAGCGTATACGCTAAACATACTATAACCATCCTCCAATCGCCTGTAAGCTCACTGTCCCATATCCTTTCGCAACAATAGACGTCGTTTCCCCTGGTATCAGCATGATAATGGGGTCAACCCACGTGCCTTTTGCAAGCGATGTTGTATACCGTCTGCTAGATGTTGTGAACTCGATGGACATAGTATCCCCAGAAGACAATTCGATGCCCAATTTAGGACAAATCGGCTCGCCCGTATAATTGCTGACCGAACCAGAGAAAATAGTAGCGCTGCCATTAACGGCAATTTTCACAACTTTCCCAATGTCTGCAAACTTGTGCTTATACGGGTTGAAGCTGTAGTTTATGGTGAGTATGGTGTGACCGTTGCTTTGTTTGGGATTGTCCACCCAGCATCGGCCTTCATAAAAATAGGCTGCATCTTCTTCCAAACTAACACGAAGTCGTTTGCCCTGAAGTGCGGCCATCACCTTGCTGTAGATCGTCATAAAGGGTTCGATGTCATTTTCTACATAAAAATCCCAGCTTCCTTCTCGCATGTTAAATACCGGGTAGCCCGTCAATGCTTGTGCTGCATCAATTACACCACTGCCACCCGGCAAGTCGATATTATGCGTTTTTTCGGTCGGAGGCACAACGATGGGGCGTTCTGCAGGCGTGAGGTGCCAATCAGACCACGTGTTGTACTGTCCAAAATTCACAGAATACTCGCGTTCCAATCAAATCACCCCTCTTTCTGCCAGAATATTTCTTCCGCCCATGTTCGAATCGATTTTTGGTGCCAACTCGCCAACAGTCTTTCCGCTGTCAAGCACAAGTTTCATTTTACTGATCGATTCTGCCATTCGGTCCACGCGATTGCCCAGCTGGCTAATTGCGTTTACCACATCGCTATTGTCCGACTGAGACTTCGTAAGGACTCCATTTTGATTTCCACCAATTCTCTGTGCAAGTTCATTACTGCGATACACACGTTCCGCTGTTTCAGCAGAAGGCGTATATGCCTGTGTAGCTGCCCAGCTGGTCGGAGATGCATAGTCAGAAAGATTCAGCACCGGCGTAAAAATCGGTTCAGCAGTCTCCTGTCCGGTTGCAACATCATAGAGCATCTGGGCCGCATTCGTGGCAATGTCAAGTGCAGAGCTGGTCATATCGTCCATGGAACGATTCACACCATCCTCGGTACTGGTGATGCCATTTGCAAAGCCCTGTCCCATGTAAGCGCCCAGCTCAGCCATAACAGTCGAGGGAGAATGGATACCGAAAATGCTCTTAAAGCCATTCACGATCCAACTGCCCAAGCCTTTGATACCATTCCAGATGCCAGAGGCTACACTGGTCACACCATTCCAAAGACCCTGACCGATGTTCTTGCCGACTTCCCAGATTTTCTTGAATACATTGCCGATGCCTTCCACCAAGTTGGACACAAAGTTTCCGATGCCCTCAGCAATATTCTGGAACAGATTCGAGATCCATTCACCAAAATTGGCAAACCACTCTTTTACCTTATCCCAGTTTTTGATAAGCGCAAAACCAGCCACACCAATAGCAGCAATCGCCAACATAATTAGTCCGAGTTCTGGTACCGTTATACCAATAACACCTGCAATGGTTGTCAGAACACCCATAACGGCTTCTCCAACGCCTGCCAATGCACCGCCTTCTCCAAACAGCCCCATAACAACCTTACCGATACCTGCCAGTAAACCGCCATCCTCAAAAAGTTTACCAATGAAAGATGCAATTTTCGGCATGTATGTCGTAAAGCCGTTCTTAACCGTATCCATCAGAGTCTTTCCAAAGTCAGACCCGAGGAAATTCAGTAATGCACTGATGGTCGAACTGATGGCTGTACCATAATCGCCATTCATGGCTGCTACAACAGCAGACATCGAAGCGGTAATGGTCTCCGCAGCACCGTCGCGCATATACAAACCAATGAAATTTGAGAGCTTCTGCGCAATTGCCGGATACGACTCCTGCACTTTGCCCCATGCTTTATTGAATCCGTTCGAGATGGACTTCCAGTTATCAGCAATGGCAATACCAAGCTGCATGGTGACCTTCTTTGCATCATCACTCATATTAAGCGCATCAGCAAAAGCTTCTGCATACCCAATAAAGCTATAACGCTCGTCCTGCAGTTCATGGAGAGCTACCAGTCCATCATCCGTATTCTGCGTTCCGGCCTGTACATACTCGTTATACTTATCGTAAGCATTCGTGGTGCGCTTCAGCTGGTAGGACATATTTCGCAGAGCAGCACCCATGTTGATGGTAGAGGTCACAACACCGTAATCACCATCTTCAAACAGCTTCAGAAGAATGCTCTGCTGGTTGGAATACGTCTTCATCTCCAAAGCATAGCGCTCATTTTGTTTATCGAACCTGTCAAGCTCAGCATTGTTAAGGCTGTTCACCAACTGCTGATACTCGATTTGCTCTTTCAAATACCGCGCATATGCCTCTTGGGTCTTACGGCTCTCCTCACCGAACGCATCCTTGGTTTTCGTGTATTCTTCTTCTGCCGTAGTCAGTGCTTTAGCCTGAATCCCGATTTTCTTGTTGATGAGTTCGATTTGTTTGTTCGACTTTTCTGCAGCAGTTGCTGTCTTTTCGTACTTGCTGCTCCAGAAGCTGTACTCGTTTTCAGCAGCGCTGCTTTCGTCATCGTACCGGTCAAACAAATCGGAATATGTATCTTCGTATTGGCTTTTCTGCAGGTTTTCCAGCGTAGCCTGCTCGTCCATCAGGGTGTTGTAGGCTTCGCGGGTCTTATCATTGTTCTTGCCCACTCTCTTGAGAAGTTCGTCATATTGCTCCTGCGCAATTTTCACACGACTGGTTTGCCGAGTAATCTTTGTGCCGATATACTCACTTCTTTTCTGGGTAATTTGCTCATTGGTTGCAATATCACCCTCGCGGGCTTCCCACAGAGAGTATTCCTTATCGGCCGCTTCCAACAAATATTTGTTGGCTTTCAGCTTCTTGGAATAGTTCTCGGCAATCTGCTCCGCTAGAGTTTTTCCGGTTTTCTTTGTCGGGCTGGTGTGGCCCGTCGTAGTGGGTTTTGTGGTCGTAGAACCGGAGCCGCCCAACGTCTTCAGAATATTCTCGGCTGTTGTAGTCGTTCCACCAAACACGCCGCTCAGGGCACCAACAATATTGGTAGCTTTATTCGTAACATCAGTCTTGGTTGTATCCATGCCACTAAGAAGGGTCGAACGGATGCCGCCATTCAACGCCAAGAGACTGTTCTGCAACCCATCTGTCTGGCTAAAGCCAATACACATGCCTGCCAGAATATTGCTGGCGTCTCCCTGAGAAACGGTGCTTGGGCTATGGATACCCCAATAGTCTCGGAACTGGCTATTGATGGTGGAAGAAATATTGCCACACGCTGCCGTAATAGCAGCCATACCAGCAGAACCTTCCATCCCCTGTGCCAGGCCCATATCCAGCCAGTAGCCGTTTTCCTCCATCATGGTGCTAGGGGAATTGATGCCAGCTGTTTCTCTGGTAGCATCCTCTACCGTTTTGGCCAGATTGACGCTACTTTCCCTAACATCCTTCTGGCTGTTATTCATGCCTTCTGCCAGTTTATCACCAACAGATTTGCCATACTCGGTAGCATCACGTTCGTCTGCTGCTTTGTTGGCTGCTCCGAATAGCCCATCCAGCAAGCTGCCTTCCTTGAACCAATTTGCAGGGTTGAATTTCTCGCCAATAAAGCTCGTAATATTCGCCCACAAACTGCTTAGAGCACCCTTAATGCCGCCTCCTTCGCCGCCACCGCCATCCCAGGCCCATGCAATCAAGTCAATGATGGTCTGAATCGCCACAGTGCCCAGCGTGAACAAAGCCTGTCCAATGGGCTCACTGCACTGCACGATAACGTTACAAACAGTCACGATAAGCTGAGCCAGTGCATTGCCGATGCTTGGTGCTGCCTGCGCAATGCCATCGCAGACTGCCGTAATAATGGTTGCAATAGAAGTTGCAATGGTCCCGGCAATCGTAGCCAGCCCTTTAAAGATTCCAGCTACAAATTCAACCAGCAGCCATGCCATTGCCTTAATTCCATTCAGAAATACCTGGAAGTTCAGACTATTCAAAAGGCTCAAACTTGACGCCAGATTTCCAAAGAACTGAGACACAGATGCCAACGCCATAAGTGCGCCAAGACTAATAGCCAACGCACTCATAGCGATAGATAGCGCTGTAATGACTGGCGTCAACGGAGCAAGAATAAACGCCGCAGCTCCAACCACACCAAACGCACCGGCGATTGCCAGTAGTCCCGTTCCGATTTGTGCAAGGCTCAGGTTACCGAGTCCTGTCAGAGCCGGAACCAGAAGATTGATTGCCACAGTCATGGTAGTCAGCGAAGCCGCTGAACCGAGGGTGCCCTTGGTCAAATTCAGAGCAAGGACAAATTCTGCAAGAGCGCCACCAATTGCAATGAGGCTCTTTTTTATATTCTCTCCGTCCAAACCGGAAATGGATTTCATAGCTCTACTGAGAACGACCATGCTACTGGAAAGAATGAGCACGGAAGCCGAGCTGGCAAGCATTTTCTTTGAAAAACCTGCAACAATCCCAAATGCCGCAAACTCAGCCAGCGCAGCGCCGACTGCAATCAATCCATTTTGAATCTCGTTCAAATTCATGCTGCCAAACTTCGCAACCGCAGACTGAAGAATGTTCAGAGCAGTTGCCAGCAGAATAAGTCCAGTCCCTTTCAGAACGCCAAGCTTATCAAACTTGGACACTGCCAGAAAAGCGCCCAGTTCAACGCAAAGGATGCCAATTCCTGCGAGACCAACCTTCATCTGATCCCAGCTCAGTCCGCTCATGGCGTTTACAGCGCTCGCCATGATCCGAATAGCTGTCGCAAAGGCAATCATGCTGGTAGCGCCCTTCATGAACTTACCGCCAGTTTTGGAGAGCACGACCGAAACAGCAGTCATCCCGCCCATGATAGAGCCAAGGGCAACGATGCTCGAAACTAACTTTCCGCTGTCGATAGATGCCAGTTTTGTAGCAGCACCTGCCAGAATGAGGACACTCGATGCCATAGCAACCATTGCCACTGACATTGCACCAAGCTTAGCGCTTTTCGTTTTTCCGCCAAATTTATCGAGCAGCAAAAATGCACCGACAAGTTCGCCAATTGTTGCAGTAAGTGCGCCAATCCCGCCAGCTAATCGCTCCGGCTTGATCATGGATAGCACTGTCAAAGATGCCGCCATAATGGCAACAGCCTTTGCAATCGTCATCATTGTTTCGGCTTTCTTGGACTGCTTCCATGCATCAATTGCCTCACCAAGGGAGTTGAGCACATCTTTAATAGCATTGACGGTGTTTTTGATGCTTCCAATAACGTCCCCTGCACTAGAAGTCAGCTCTTGTGCTCCCTTCAGGAAGCCTTTGACACCTGCAAGAATACCAGCAACTAAGCCGCTGTTGATAATATTTGCAAGTTTCTCGGTGTCAAGACTGTTAAAGGCTTCCTTTGCGCTTGCACCAAACCCCTTAAAGATTTTGTCCGCCGAAGAGCCAAATGCATAAAGCCCTGGTGCAATAAAGTTGATGAAGGAAGTAAACCACTCACCAAGGGTCTTTAACGGGTCGAACACGACAGAGACGTTATTCGACACATTGGTCAATACCCCTGCAAAGGCCTGCATTCCTTCGGACACTTTCCCAATAATCCAGTGGATACCATCGAGAACGGTCTTAAATACGGTAGAATTGTTGACTGCATTGGCCATCTCGACCAAGCAATCGCCCAGTGCTGCTGTAATGCTTAAAAAGCCGCCAGCAAGTGGAGATGCAGCATTGAATACTTCTCCCAGAACCTTGCCAACGGCTAAAAGTGCATTTCTTCCAACATTCAGCACTGCAAAAACGCCACTAAGCGTTCGCTCGATTTTATCTGCGGTTTCATCACTGATGCTGAGCTTTGCAGTAAAGCTGTCAATTGCTTCGGCAATGTTGTAAATCTGTTCGGCGTTGACAGGAGAAAACATCTTCTGCCACGCCTTCATCACAGGTTGAACAACTTTTTCGATAGCCTCAAAAATGTTCCAAATAGACTGGATCAAATGCTCTCGGCCAGAGAGTTCACCAATCTTTTTTGAATATGTATCCAGATTCAAACTGCCGTCAGCAATTTTCTGATTAACCTCTTCAAAGCTCTTTGCCAGAGCTTTAACCTGCGTCGGGTCAAGCCCCTTTGCCATGAGCTCCTTGTCGCTCAGTTTGCTCAGTGCTTGCAACTGCTGGGTTGATTCATTCAATCCATTTTGAAGCTGCTCCGCTGAAGCACCGCCCTGCTGCAAAGCCTTGGCAAAACTACCGGCATCATCGATCTGTTTTTGGCTGATAGAACCATTTGCAAGCATGACCTTTTCCAGCATCCGACTATAAAAGTCAGCACTGTCGCCCAGTGCGGTGCTCAACTGCTGCCAGCCACTGTTCAGACCGCCCTCCAGCACCGTATTACGGGCTTCGGACGACTTATTGATCAGGTCTGAAAACACATCACTGAACTTTGTAAAAAGCTCCTTTGCCTCTTCAAAGTCACCGATAACAGTCTGCCAAGTCTGGGTCCAGCCGGACTGCAATGCCTCTGCCAAGGTGTCTTTCAGCTGGCTGAAAGTTTTAACCTTCGTTGCAGCATCGTTTGCAGTCTTGCCCATCTCCATGATTTTCTTGATTTGCTCATCGGTATAGCCGATGGATTTCAAAGTTTCCTCATTGAGATCGCCCGTGAATTTCTGAAGCGTCTCGGTCAGAATAGAAGAAGTCAGCCATCCCTTGGACAAGGTTTCACGGAAGGAACCTTCTTTTGCAATCATGCTGTCAATGGCGACACCATGCACACGAGCCGTTTCTTTCAGCGCGTCTTGGAATACCTGACCACCCATGCCTGCGTTGACCACAGAGTTCCAGTCCTGCAACTTTACAGTACCAGAAGCCAGTGCCTGAGAAAGCTGGTACATGGCGGTACTAGCCTGCTGGCTGGTCGAACCAGATACAGCTGCAAGGTTGGCAATGCCCTTAATGGCTGCAACAGATGTATCCAGATCAACACCTGCTGCTGTAAATGTACCAATATTACGGGTCATTTCCGTAAAATTGTAGATCGTCAAGTCAGCGTAGTGGTTCAGTTCGTCCAACGCAGCATTGACCTGGTCCAACGTAGTACCTTTACTCGACGTGTTCGCCAGAATCGTCTGAACTGCATTGATCTGGGTTTCGTATTCCTGAAAGCCACTAATAATGGGGTCAAGCGACAGAGCCTTTACGAGTCGTTCTCCGGTCGCGATGGCTTTGTTGGTAATGTTGGTCAGTGCCGTAACGGCAATTACATTAACGGCCGAAAACTTGCTCTCAATAGACTCCAGCGCTTTGGTCATTTCCGAAAAATCGACCTTTTGGGAGGCAGAGCTAATGCGCTCAAACCCTTTTTCTACGCCTTTGAACTGAAGTGACTGCTTCAGCTTTTCTAAGGTGCCCATGGTCTGTCGGGTGCCTCTCTCGAATTGCGCATTGTCAAATTGCATTTGAACAACACGCTCATCGACTTCCCTGCTCATCCTCTCTTTACCTCCTCCCATGCTCGCTGAGCGATTTTATCAAAAATCGGCTTCATCGCCGGATTGATATAGTCTGTTCCCTGCACATACCCGCCGTTTCGGGTACCATGTCCGTATTGCAGAATTACCGCAATGGGCACACCGTCCACAATGTTCGAGTTCGACCATGTTATGGTGATAGAGCCTGTCCCCTTATGAACGGTATAACTCCAGCTGTTTGCAGTTGTTCCGGTGTCCTTCGGCGTTGCTGCACGCAATGCTTCCACACCTTCCTGACCATACTGATTCAGGATTGCATCCAAATTCAGTCTGTTGGCTCGTTTCAAAAAATCGCTCGTTCGCCTGAAATCGCCTTTTTGTCGAAACATCACCACTTTTGGCATCGTTTATCCCCTCGTACCAAATTCCTTCAGGCGTTTTTCATTCAATGCACGCTGTCTGCTAAGAGCCTCGCTTTTGCTCATCTTCTTAGGCGGCTTCCGTTCCTCGTTGCAAACTCGAATCAACGTGAATAGTCGGTTAAGATGCCACTTTTCGCATTCCAAGGGAATGTGGGCGGCAAACATACGCGCATAAATTGCCTCGCTTGTCAAGGCTTTTACTTTCACCTTGATCTTCGGGCGAGGCTTACTCTTCTGCGGTATTCTGGGCTCGCACGGTTTTGGCTCACCCGGAAACCAGGTAGCCGTCATCGGTTCATCCATATATTTGTAAATGGCTGCCATGTTCGATTCTGTCAGTCGAAGATACACGCTCGGCTCAACACCTTGCGTAACCGTCATGCACCGAACATAATCGACCATCTGTTCCCTTGTCAGTGAATCGTTACCGAAAAAAGGAACATGCCACTTCATTTCCCATTTAGACAGGGAGACAAGCGAATGCTCTAACCGGAGCGTTACAGCGTTCAGCTGCACAAATTCCTGCGTTCGTGCATCCCAATATTCCTGGTTAGGAATTGTGATTTTCAGCATTCTGCCTGCCTCCCTGTGCTGTTAAATGTTAGCCGTTAGGCAGTGCGATAGGCGCATTGCCTGCGATCTGAGGTGCGGGTTCAGCCTTCGTAGGCTTGGTATCGCACAGACCATTGATAAAGGCAATTGCCTTCTCCGTATTGGTGACAAGCGACATGTAGAAATCGCTATAGGCCTGAGTAGCCTCGAAATCTGCAAAGATCTCCGGGCTCTTCTCAAAGCGACGGCCGTCCTCGCTCTTCTTGCCGTAGGAAATGCGCAGAACATCCTGGAACAGCTTAACCAACTCCAGCTGGCTCTTGGCGTTCACGATCTTCTTGATGTACGCCTCCATGCCGCCCTCCTTGGAAAGCGACAGGTTCAGCACTTCTGCCTCAGTCAGATTGAAATAGAAGTCTTCGGTACGCTCGGTACCGCCAAAGTCCACATAGGTCAGAGTTTCGGTAATCATTTTTCTTTCTCCTTTACAAAGTCGATTCCATTTTGAATGGATCAGGTGGTCATCAGCTTGATAACCTCATCCGGCAGCGGCAGATACGGGGTGGTGTTGGCAGTGCCGTACAGAATGTTCAGCAGCTTCTCCATCTTGGCCTGAGGCACCTTGGTGCTATCCAGCTCCATATGGGCGGTGGGCTTATAGCCAGTCACCTTGACAGGAGTGGTATCGCAGTCCCAGCTGAAGGTCTCAGCGTCCGGGCTGTCATTGTAGGACTCGTGGCTGCGTTCAGAAGGAGATGCAGTTGCGCCCCACACCAGATGCAGGGTAAAGCCCAGCTCATCATCTTCATCGCTGCCAATGAGGGTCTGCCAGGTCAGACCAAAGGGTTTACGCTTCTGCTGGCTGATGGTCACGCCAGGAGCCACCTCCGCGCTGCCGTCGCACTCGCCAAACTCAGGCGGATAGAAGTAGGCCTCCGGGGTGAAGTTATACTTCTCGCCTGCACGGATGCTGCCGTACTTGATGTTATCGGCCCACAGGTCGGTAGCATCAGCGCCATCCGGGCTCTCCTTGATTGCGGTAATGCCGTTCCATGCCACACCCTTGGGGTAAGCGCCCTTGTCCTGCTTATACAGAGCAACATTGCTAACACCCAGCTGGTACTTGCGCTCGCCGGTCTTATCCCATTCGATTTTTGCCATTCGAGTTTCCTCCTTTTTAGAAATAGATCGTTATAACGTCGTGGTACAAATTATCAGCCTTGTACGGCCGGTCATAGTGGCACTTAGCCATTTGCATAAGTGCTTTCGTTATTTTGGAATCCGGTCGTGAATCGATGACTGTCAGCTGATAAAAAATCCGCTGCAAATAAACTCTGTTATCGGCAGCGGCATTCTGTATTTTAGATTGTTCATAGCAGATACATGGGTAACTCATTCGCAGATTTGCCGGGGGGTGGTAGTACACATTCTCTTTACCGCACGCATCTTTTACGATTTGGCGCAAAATAGCGTCAAGTTTCTGCCGGGGTTCCGCCATTGTACAGTCCTCCCAGGGTAAGTGTCAGCCGCGGATAGTCGATCTGCACTTCTGTCACTTTCCATCTAGCACCCATAATCTCTGCATATTTGATGGAGTCAAAGTGCTTATACAACGTCGGGTCGGCCAGGATGCTCAAAGTATTTGCGATGGTTAGGTCGTCATTTACTTTGTCGGCAGTCTGGACACGTCGGGTATTCTTTAAAAGCTCGCCATAGCAATCATGCTCGGTCACTTTTTCTTCAAAGATGCTCGGCTCCGTTTCAACTGTCTGCACCAGACCGATTTTTCCAAACCATTTGCTCATAGCATTTCACTCCATTTTGAAGTTAGAAGTATCTAATTCAATGCGTAAAAGAAATTACTCCTTGGCGGAAGCGGTCCAGGTCTTGAAGTCCAGATTGGTGGACTTGGTCAGGGTCTTCACGCCAGTGCTGCCATAAGCCACGGCCATCAGCAGGTCGGTGCCATCGTTCACGATCAGGCGGCCCAGCTCGAAAGCGTGAGCCAGCTCTGCCTTGGTGACAGTTTTCTCATGCTCAGCATCGGCATACACCTTACCATCGGTATGGCCATAAACGATGTAGCTTGCAACATGCTGGTCCTTACCAGTTTCGTAGATCTTTTCCATCTGTTTTTCCTCCTTTTAGGCCGCAAACTCCACAACGATGGCACTGTACGGGGTGGTCAGTGCGCCGGAGCAGCGGGTTTCAATCAGGTACTTCTGAGCATTGAAGTCGATGTCGAAGTCATCAAACATGCTCACGGCACCGCCCTTGTCGGCACCAACAGTGTAGTCGGCCAGATTCACGATCACGCAGGCCAGTTCGCCGCCCTTAGGACCCTTGCGGCCAACCATCTCAGGCACCACAACGATCTTCTTCACACACATGGCCAGCGCCAGCTCTGCCACATCCTTGTACAGACGACGGCCAATGCCATCCTTCAGGAGCAGCATCTCAGTCAGATTTTTCTTGGTCGTGTACATGGTCGGGGTTCCGGTGCCACGGTAGTTCTCCTGAGCACGAACAACATCGTCCATCAGAGTGCTGTACTTCTCAGTGTCCTTCAGGCCAGTGGTCTTCACTGCCACTTTGATGGTGAACAGGTCGGCATCGGTGAGCACAGGACGGATGCAGTTCTCGTCGATCTTATCACGAGTTGCTGCCGTACGGCCATCGCCCAGCAGATAAGCCAGTGCCAGCTCACGGTTCAGCTTGTAACGCATCTCGTTGCGCAGCCAAGCCACCACATCGAAGGTAGTAATGTCGATCACGTCATCACGATCCAGCTCCTGCTTCTTGTAAACCGTGGTCGGACCAGTGGAGCGGCGCAGCAGACCGAACACCTCTTCGGTCTTATAGTTGCCCTTCATGTAACCCTTGGCGCGTGCCTCTTCGGTAGTCAGATCAGCAAACTGGCTCTTGATGCGGCTGAACGGCACATGGTGAACGGTACTCATAACATCGCTCACCCAGTCATCCGGGGTATCAATGATGCGGGGCGGGTTGTCCAGCAGGTGGTCTTCAGGGAACAGGTAGTCGATGTTGTCAATGCCGTGGCACAGTGCATCAACCTCGCTGTCCTCGATGCCGGCATTTGCAAAGGCAGCCTTCATGGTGCCGCTGGTCTTTGCGCCCTTAACCACATTGTTGATCTCATCCAGGCTGTGCTTCAGCACGGTGCCATCCTTCTTGTTTTCAAAGCAGTGGTGCATAGTTTTTTCCTCCTCACCATCGTTGTTATCGTTATTGTTACCCTCACCGTCCTTGCCGTCATCCAGGGCAGAACCGATGATTGCGTAAACCACGTTCTTCTGTTCCTCCGTCAGGGTATCAAATACCTGTTTGACGGTCTTCTCGTTGGCGTCAGCCATCTTGGTTTCTCCTTTCTTTTCCTTATCACCTTCGCTGGAATCATCCGAGTGCTGCAGATCCTCGTCCTCCAGCAAGTTATCGTCCGGGTCCAGCCCATGCTTCAGGCTCAAACCAGAATCGGTATAAATGAAGGCTTCGGAACTGTCCTCTTCGGTGCCATCCGCGCTGTGCTTCACGACCTCATCAATCAGAGCACCGGGGTTACATCCGGCGATAACCAGACTCAGTTCTTTGATCATACCATGCGTCACAGTCTTTCCGGCTTTCTGGATGTCGTTGGCATAGATAGACATTGCGTCAATGTCGCCATTGTCCACGCAAGCCTTGGCAGTCTGTCCACTGGGACTGTCGTTCATCTTCACATAGGCATACACACCATCTTTCCGGTTTTGCAGCAATGCGTGACCCAGCACATTGTCCGGGCTGGAATGATCATGGTTCCACACGACAGGAACCATCTGACCATCACATTCCTTGAAAGCATTCGGTGCAATAGTCAGGCCATCAAAGCACTTCACATTGGCTTTAGTTGCCCAACCGGAAAAGTCATAATCGAAATTGATTGCCATTTTGAATTTTTCGCACTCCTTCCTGCTGATTTGCATTAGCTTGCTCATCAGCATCATTTTCTTTGCCCTGAACGGGCATTCCCTCATCAGCCGAAGCAATGTTACGGTTTACAAGCTGGTCGGACTTCGGGTCCTTCGAGGGCTTCATACCGATAACCTGCCGGATCTCATTCGGGGTCATGATCTCGTTACGGGTAAACTTGTCCGCCATCTCCGCGATCATACTTACCGGTGCCAGACGGAACGGATCATGGAAACACATGATGCTCTGGCCCTGTGTACGGGCAGTCTTTGTCAGGAACTTCCGATTAAACTCGTCTGCAATGGCCGATACGACCGGCTCGATAATGCGGTTCATGTAGTTGTTCATCGTTTTCTCGTCCGCTGTACCATTCAGGATTTCCTGTGTCACACCCAATTGACTGTATACCATGTTCGTCAGGTATTCGATGGATTTCAGAATGTTGTTTTCGAGGCTTCGATTCAGCTGCACGATACGCTCCGTACCGTCCGTATAGGCAATACCATACTTAGAGCCGGAAAGCTGCTTTTCGATTTCTTCCCGCCGCTCATTTGCCTGCTTTCTGCGAGCATCCGTCTTAATAACATAAGGAAGCTGAATAATCATATCCAGTTTCCCACTACCGGCCTGTTCATCTACCACGTCCAGCAATGCCAGTTTTCGCACCAACTGCTGCATGGTAGAGTTCGGTGCGTTCATGACCGAATAAAATGGGTTCTCAATGAGCGCAACCATCTTCTTCGGGAAAGTAATCTCCTCCCTCTGACCGGTCAATTCATTGAAGACCCGTACTCGCACACGATCTGAATACCACTCTACGGGTACACCAACACGCATGGAGTAGATTTCATAGCTATTGCTATAACGTGGGTCAAAATTTGTTTTCTCCGGGATAACTGCCGCCACGCCCTCTTCCAAAAAGGTCATCACGATGTCCTGAATCAGCCCTCGGCCGGTCTGGTCGGCATTGGCTTCCGTAGTCAGACAATAATTAAGGCCCGAATCAATAATCGAATCAAAGCGATTATTTTCATCGAGCTTTACGTGATTAATCTTAATGGATGATGCATCGAGCGAAATACGATTGTTGATGGCATTGATAATGGTGCGCTCGCTTCCACGAGAAAAGCGCATCCGATCAGGGTGGTAACTGTAGCCGCCTCCATGATACTCGCTTCCGGGAGGGTCCCGGTTCAGAAAGGCGTTCCACGCATGTTTCAGCCTGGAGCCAATGTTCATCTCCATTTTGATTTTTTCCTCCTTAACTCAAATAATCGCTCATCTTGCGTTCCATGTAAGCGGAGCACTCCGAAACCGTCTTGTTGCCCAGCTTGGAAACGTAGCCGATTGTGTTTGCTCCCACTTCTTTTGCAATTCGCTCGGCGTTGTAACGCATATACAGCTTGTCCACGACCTTCGGATTGGTCTCTGTCACCGATTGCAGGCGGACAGAATCTGTATCAAACACGATCATCGGGCGCTTTGCATGATAGCTGGAATAATCCTTGTCGTTATAATCCAGCAACGCATTGTAGCCTTTCTTACTCAGCTCCGCATAGAAACGGCTCTGTGCCGCCACTTCCTGTGCGTTATGGTTTGTCAGAGAAAGGTTTAGAGCTTTATAGATAGCCACTTTTTCAGAAGCCGTCAGCGTAGTGGGGTCTTTCTTCAACGCATTCTCAGCTTGCTTAAAAAGCACCTGCTGGGTAGGTCTGCGCATCTTCTCTTTGGAATCCGCTATGGACGCTTCAAGATTCTGCTTGAATTCTTTCTCTTTCAGCAGTCTAGCCGTAATATCACTGGCGTTCTCATCAGAAGGCACCTTCAGCTTCTTGACTGTTTCCAGTTTCAGCTGATAGACCTTCATGCTGTTGGCTTTATCGCGTAAAGCAGTGGCCGTTGCTAAGTCAGCTTCGCTGCCGGAAGCGTTCGCCTGCTTTTCTGCCTGTTTGGCATCGTAGTTGGCTCGTGTCATCAGATTCTTTCCGAAGAGCCCCATGTACTTGTCACTGTCAGCCTTCTTATAGGTGGCGTAGAACGCGAAATTCTCGAAGTCCTTGGAAGTCTGAATCCGAGAGAAAGTTGTGCCCTTCTTCAGATATCCGTCAACATACTGCCGACCCGTCACCTGTGTGCGAGCAGTATTCACACAGTCTTTTACTCGCATCTCCATTGTGGATGCCATGCGCTCCATTCGGCTTGCGTTCTGACTTACACCATAACGCTTCCGTCCTGCCGGGGTATACGTGCCGTCAGCATACTGGTAACGCCTTACGCCCCACTTCTGGCCTTTGATGCCGTGGTGATACAATTCCATTTTGAATTACTCACCCCTTCAGCTCCTTAATGGCCAATGCAATACCGAGAGCCGAACTCGTAATGGCCAGAACACTTCCTGCAATCTCCAAAGTATCGCCGACGGCTTCCCGACCGGAATAAACCTTCTTCGGGTTGAACATATCGTCGTACTGCTTTTCCAGCATGGCGCGATTGATTTGTTCCCGCATCTCCTGATCGGTCATCTTACTCAGATCCATCTTAGGTGTTCTGCGCGCCTGAATCCGCATGGACTTGTCATTCAGCGTTTTCAAGTTACCAGCCATCTGGTTACCAGAATCGACTACACGTTTCGTCCGCTCTCGGTCTTCTTTGACCCAACGATTCGGGTCATTAAGACTCTCTTCGGGCAGACGGTTATCTTTTTTCTTTTTGGCATTTGCAGCCGCATCGGTTGAATAGCGACGTTTGCCCGCATCCGTTAGACTGCCATCAGCATTCTGGTAGCGCCGAACGCCCCATTTCATACCTTTGACACCCCAGTGCCAAATCTGGTCATTATAGTACAAGTTTCATCCTCCTTTTTCTTAATTTTTGTTGCCAACGTACCCCCCCCCATGATATAATAGGTATCATGAATATTTGTTTTCCTTTGTGTGGAGGAGGTCTGAAACTATGTCTGATTCTCAGCTGTGTCCTGCAGATTTCAATTGCGAGATTTTACCTTGTGAAGTCCCCTACAACTTTGAGGATACTTCCCAGTTCCAAAAGCTTTCTTTTCCGGAAGAGGCTTGTGTACGGCTCAATTCTCTGCTCCAACTTGCACCTGCAGTTGCCGCTGCCGATGCTTTGTCTAAAACCTATGTGCTCCGATTCCCAGAAGGTGTACAAGGCGTTCTCATGCGCTTGAAACAAGGTGGCTTGAGCACTGTTATGGTCGGTGGAGATGGCCGCATTGTTGGTACTGCTTCTCTTATTGAGGCAGGCACAGAGATGGTCAATCTCATGAACATCTTCACTGTAGCATCTTTTGCAACTGGCCAGTATTTCCTTGCCCATATCAGCACTGAACTTTCTGAAATTCGTAAGAGCATTGACGATGTACTGAAATTTCTGAACGATGACAAACGCTCTCAACTGATTGCGGAACTTACATTTGTTAAATACGCTGCATCCAACTTTTCTTCCATCATGCTCAGTGAATCCCAGCGTACTGCCACCCTGACTAACCTTCAGCATTCCAAAATTGCTGCAGTATCGAACATTGAGTTTTATACCACCCAGCTGGAAGATAAGATTGCTTCCAAAAAATCCGGTAAGCCTTCCGAGCAATGTGCAGCTGTTCTGCAGGCAAAGCAGACGCTCGATCTTGCAATGCAGCTCTATGTCATGAGCAGCGTTATGGAGGTCTACTATTCCCAGAACTGGAACAAGCTCTATCTTGAAAACATTCACAACGATATGAAGCAGGTTCTCACCAGTTCCAAGAATCGTATGCTCCGTTCTCTGAGCGCATTCGGTACCACCATTCAGGATGCGCATAAAGATGTAAAGGTCATTGGTATGTCCATTCCCAAAGGCGGATACTCTGAGGTCGAAAACGAACTCTTCAAGACCATCGACGAGCTTTCTAATAAGACAGAACTTCCTCTGCTGGAACTTGCTGACGATGCTCTCCAAAGCCCCAAGAAAGAAACTAAACTGTACATGACCGGTGATGGCGAAGTCTACCAAAAGGTCGTTTGATTCACTCAAATGCCTCTCGGTTCAACTTCCATGCAATGTAAGCGTCCATCATAGCAGCAACTGCGTCAATCTTCTGGTCAGAACGACGCTTCAGCAGCTTGCGGTTACCGTTCGTGTCTTCCAGAGCAATGCAGTTGCCCATGGCAAATTGCATAAGAGCTTCGTCAAAGAGTAATTTCCGCTGTTCGCTCAGCTTCTTCAGTTCACCCAACGGTACACTCTCGGTCTTTGCACCCTGAATGACCTTCTCTACACCAAACGGCGCATTCTCTGTACACCAGCGTTCTACAAAGTCCTTGGCATTATAAGGGTCATATCCAAAGCACCGGACATCATAGTCGTTCTGCTGAATGAAGTTATCGAGGTCATCATAGACCTGCATCATGTCAAGCACCGTGCCATCAAACACCTGTAGTGTTCCTTCCTGCATGAACTGGTCGTACTTCTGGCGCATGGCCTGTGGGAGCTTCGACAGTGTATAAGAGGTAATGTAATCTCTGGTTTTCACGCCAAAGAAGCCGTTCGCCATTGGGAACAGAAATGTAAACGCACAGAAGTCATCACCCTGCGACAAGTCTGCGCCGAGAGCACAAGGCATCTGCCAGTAATCTCGGTGGCGATGTGGCAGGGTTTCTTCATACGGAAAGAAGTAGGTATACCCCTCCATAGGAATGTTAAAGCGCTTGGCCAGAATGTCGTTTCTGGAGCCAGGCGCTTTTTCTGCGCGTTCTACATCCAGTTGATACGTTTCGTAGCTGACAGTCTGTCCCAGATTCGGGTTTGCCTTCAGCCACATATCGGGGTTTGTAACTTCATCGATGGAATCCAACTTGTAGTACCAGATGGACACATGGGGGTTGATGTACTCCCCTTTCAGGATGTCCATTAACTCCATTTTGATTGTATCGCCACAACCATTACGGACGGTGCCTTCTGAACTGGTAGCTACAATCAGGTAGTCCTCGTTCTTCGACGCACCCTGTTCGAGTGCACTGATGGGATCTTCTCGGATGTCGCAACTCAACCATTCGTCAACGGTAGCCACACGGTCTCTTCGCCCCTGCAGCTTGTCAATAGTCATGGGGCGTACTTCCAACAGACTGTTCGTCAAGAAATTCTCGATGCCCTTCTTGGTCGATGCCAGTTTCACACGGTCAGATTTTGCGCCGGTCGTGTTTTGCAGGCTTCCCTCCGTCATAAACTTCAAAAGAGGTCCCTTCGACCGAGCCAATGCTGTACGGATCGGTGAAAGAACCTCTTCTGCTTGCTTCATGGTTGGTGCTGTGGTGCATTGCTGGGTGGTCGATACATCCACGGTCAGAAAGTAGCTCTGAATGAATGCGTCGTACATGGTTTTGGCGGCACCGCGAGGAATGATAAGATACTGCTTCGTGATAAGCCGTTTCTTGATACGCTTTCGCTCATAGTGACCGCCATGTCCTCCGGGATTGGGCACATAGATACTGCGGTCCACAAAGTAGTACCAGCCAAATATCTCTTCTGCCCAAAGCTTGAAGGAATCCAGCAGTTTCAGGTCTCCGCCGTCAGTAAGGGTCAGTTCATTCTCGCAGAACTTGACAAAACCTTCCACTGCTTTGTCATCATAGTAGATGCCTGGGTTTGCAATCAGGTCATCAATCCGGTTCATCTCCATGGAGACTTCTCGGCATACCGGAATTTCACCCCGAATCACGGCCTCTCGAAACCGGCCATAATAAATCGGCGTGGCCGTGTTTGACAGTGCCATCTTCTGGTCTCCTATTATAATAAGGTAAGCGCTTTACTCTTCCGGGTGGTCATGCTCTACATTCAGCCGCCACTCCATTTCAGATGCGGTGTTCTGCAGAGCCTCTTTGGTCACGCTACTTTGCGGTACATCGAAACCCAGCAGCCGCACCTTGACTGCCACATAAGCTTTCACGGCTTCCACCTTCACTGGGTCGGCAATGAACTGGTCCCATGTAGCACTTTTGTCGGAAATGAAAAACCCCTCTTTCGGGCCCACGCCCATCTGGGAAAGGATCATCAGCACAGTGTTGATGTACATGATGATGTCCGGGTCGAATGCCTCATAGTCTGCAGGCAGACCCAACAGCTTTTTTACAGAAGTGAGAATGCTGTCCATAGTTGCTCCTTAGTCCGGGATACACTTGTTGTCCCACTTCTTGTAGGCATCCAGATAGGTCTCGTTCTTGTCGCCATTGTGGGTGAGCTCGTAATACATCCCATCGGATACGGTGGTGCTCACAAGCGCCTTCCAGTTCTGCAGAGTTTTGCTGAACCACACGATGAACACATCCTCCATCGTCAGCTTCTTACCGTCGGTCACGTCCACATGGGCGTTGAAGTAGTTCACCACCAACTGCTTTGCACGGTTCATCATAGCTTCGTTATTCATGTCATTTCCTCCATGGGCAGGTATCGCCCGGTCTTCGTTCTGTGAATACTGGCTCCAGAATGCTGTCATCCCCATAATGGATTGCCTTATGTGTTCGATCGGATACGCAAATCACATTATCAGGGTCGAGTAAACACTCTCGGTGCTCCAGTACGTCTTCTTTTGTAATAGGGTTTATATGGTGAATGATGATACGTGGTCGGATAAGTTTTCCGTCTCGGACAACCCAGTCAGTAATCTCATGATCAGGAACACCAAGGTCGCATCCCATGTCCCGAACAATAATTTTGTCACGGAACATCCTCCATTCTCTGGACTGGTAAAAATCCTGGTTCAGATATCGGTCAAAGCCAAAAGTATCAAATCCAACTTTGCCGTGGAGCTGCAAATAGTGGAAGCGGTCTTCAAATGTCGCATACTGGCAAAGCTCAGTATATGTTCTCTGATTCATCGTTGTCTTCCACCCCGCCGTATTCACGCATTGCCTTGATTGCCTTCTTGTAAAGAAGAGCATTATCCTTAGTTGCCTGAATAGCATCGGCTTTTGCATGAAGGAGGGTGTTCTCTGCTTCCAGTTTTTTCTTTTCCAGTTCTGACTTAACTGTAGCCAGTTTCAGAAAATGGGTCGTTTCAGCTGAAGATGCTGTTCCTTCACGCAATCGCTTCTCCACCAGATCCATTGCCAGGGAAATCATCTGGTTTTCTCGTACTTCTGGGGACAATGTTGGCCGCATGGGAGCCACGTCTTCAGAAGCAGCTTTCTTTGTCCTCATTTTTGTCATCCTTCTATTCTGTTTTGATTTGGTTTGTACTAGAATCTTGCCTGTTCCCCACACTTTTCAATGGCTTTTGTAAGAGTTTATGGGAGCCGGTCGTGGTGTCTTTCTAATCATTTGAAAGGAGAAGAAAAATGAACAAACGACAAATGGAGGTTGTTTGAAGAGAGCACCCTCCCATAAGCTCTTACAAAAACCACCGAGGCACAGTCTACACCCTGAAACCTCGGCAGTAGTTAAAACCCAATTCTCAATTTTCCCTCCGGGGAAAAATCAAAGACCGGCGCGATTTGGGGAGGGGGTGTATTTTTCGAACACCCCCCTATACCCCTTTTACGCTGTTTGCTCTCCAGGAGCATCTTCTTTGATATCGAGTTTGAGCTTTTTGTAGATATTGAGCGGATCATTGCCCACGATTTGATCGATAGCCTGCTCAATTTCATACGCATTTTCTGCGTCCGTGAGCTGGTCAGAAGTGTAAGCCATCCGCATCAGCAGCCCAGACGAGTTATAACCCTTGTCGGTGTCAAATCGATACCAGTCCTCAAACTGTTCATAAGGACTGTACGGGTTGTCAACAGTGGTTAAAAAGCATCGAATCATAGTTCAAAGCCTTTCTTACTTGTTAAGATTGTCATATATCGTTGATTCAGGAACGCCACAAGCCTTTGCAATCTCTGCATAGCTATAGCCGTTTGCCAACATTGCTTGTGCTTTGCCTAACTTAGCAGAAGACAACGTTGTACTTGCTTTTGGCATTGCACGCTTGATGATTTCATCTGACTTTGACGAGTTCAGAATCTTCATCAGCTTGGAATCAGAGATTGCGCCAGCTTGAACTGCTTCCCATTCACGGTCTGTGAACGTAATCTTTGTCTTGCTGCCACTTGCACCAACAGAATCACGTGCACGTTGCATCTCAACAGCGGCAATTTTCTTGATTTCTTTCTTGTCCTTCTTATAGTCCAAACCTTGAGTCTGTACTTTAGCCTTAATATTCTCGTTTGCAATAATGGTAGCACGCCGTTCTTTCGGCTTATTACCAATAACCGCATTGAGCTTAGCGTTAATAGACTCAACCTCGGCTCTATATTTTTTGGCAGCATCAGGGCTTTTCTGGATGCCCTTCATATTTACCGCCTCTTTCCGCGCCTGATTAGCCAAAGCCTTCAGTTCATTTGAAAAATCGGCATAGTAATTTTCTTGAATGGTGCCAGAGGATAGGTCTCGTGCGTTAGGGTGCATGGAAATAAGACTTACTTCCGTCATAGCTTGTACTCTCTTGCCCGTTTTGGGGTCAATAAAAGTACGCCCAGACTCCTTATATATTTTTTCGCCCGTCTCTTTATCAATTCGGGCACTTCCCTTGCGCTCAGGCACTCGAACGGTCTGTTTTCTTCTGGATAAGAGCGTGGATGCACCACCATATTTTTCAGTGCCATCCTCTTGCACTCTGATCTGCCATTTTTGCTTTAGCTCCTGGATACCATTTTCACGTTCAGAACGTTTATAGTCCAGCTTATGCTTTTCCGCATCAATAACGACCATGGAATGCTTGACGGCACGAGCAATATCGCCTTCAGGTGCGCCGCGAAGAGTCATGTCAGTAATAAGATTGGAAATAATCCCCATCTCTTTCTGCTTTTCCTCTTTCTTCATGAGGCGCACGCCATTGGGATTTCCTTCAGGCACAGCATATGCAATCTTGGGGTCGAAGTCTTTCAAATCCTTCAGAGCAGGGGTGGATTTAATATCGACTTTGCTCGACTTTGGAATCGCTACAACCGTATCGCCATCAAAATCAGCACCAGACAAACGTTCTGCAACCTTTGCGTTGATGCCAATTGCATCCTGCACATTGCCGAGATTTCTACGCCCGGACAAATTCTTGTTATTGACCGTTACAATAGGAATCTCAAAGGTTCCTGCATGAGGAAAACGAACCAATGCAAGCTGAGTGCCATCAGGATATGTAGGACAATAGCATTCTCTCTCTCCGATTTTGGACAGTGGTAAAATAACCTTTGTCGCCTGACCTGGGAAAGAAGATGCTTTCAGGGTCATCGAGTTGCCCTCGCAAGTATCTGCGAAGTCAAGCAGCAATTTTTTCCGAATCGTCGGATTGTCATACTGCATAATTTCGTCATATTCTGCCTTGCGGTCAGCAATAGTAAGATCCAATTGCTGTTTCAGAAGTTTGACCGGCTGTTTGGACAGAAACTGCGAAGAAAGGTTCTTTGCCATGGTGTCCCAATCGCCTTCTTCTTTCAGCTTATTGATGGGCGACAGATGTTCTTTTCCGTCCTCACCAATATAGGTGCTCTGACCATTTGCCTTGATAGATGCGCCGAAAGGATTATCGGGGTCATCTTTGATAGGCTTTAAGACCTTCATTTTCGGAGTGCCGGATTTCTTGTTGGTGTTAAACACCACATCATAGCCTTCAGGAATATCGTCAGAATATACAGCCATGCCTTTCAGGTAATGACTGTCATCCACCATGATACGAACCTGCGCATAATGCGATTTTCCGAGGTTCAGGTCAGCAACACCTCTCCGAATCTCGATAACGCCATCCTTGTCCAGACCACCTTCATCACCATAACGAATATAAACACGGTCAGAACTCATGCTACTGGGGCGCTGAAGCTTCTTGAACGTTTCACCGCCATCTTCAGAATGATACTCGCCAAGAGACTGGATTTCATTCTGATGCTGATATGCATATTTCTGGTCATATTCCGGCTTTGCCAGAACAGTGATGTTGGTTTGCTGGTTAATATTTGTTGGCTGACGAATGCCAACGCCATAACGCTGATATCCGTGCTCTGCCTCTAAAACAAATATAGCATCGTCCAAATCACCTTCTGAAACGCCCAGAACCAGATTTGTACCTTCAGAAACATCGATCATGCCCTTCTTATCGACTTCCTTACGCAGGGTCTCGGCAATTTCTTTGGTTCTTGTATATTTATCAGGTTTTTCGTTCTTCAGCATCGAACGAACCGTGGATTCAGATAAACCCATCTCCCGACCGATTTCTGTGGGGCCGAGCCCATCCTGAGATAAGGCACGCGCACGGTCATATTTGAGCTGCTGGCGTTCGTGAATGGCTCTGCGTTGTGCCATACGGAACTCGGTGGCACCCATCTTATATTCTTCGGGGAGAGAATCATTGATGGTCTGGAGAATATCCTTCTCCTTCATGCCGCTCTTCTTCAGCTCCTCAACACGTGACAGAAAATCACCTGAGCGCTGATACGGATTCTCGCCAGAACCCCACGGATATCTGCCCGAGTGGCGTTTGGTACCATAGTGCTCCAGGATACTGTCTTCCGGCGCGATACCGAAATATCCTCGAATATCTCTTTCTACCGGATTCATGCTGTCGCTCCTAACTTCAGTTCAGTAATGATTTTGTTGAACTCGATAATTTTGCTAATGATAGGATCGATGTCCTCATAAGTCGGATTTACAATCCAAATATCATCGTTCTGGTAGATACGGTTTTCGATTTGAATATCGCGAGGTTTAACACCATACTCTAAGCAGAAAAGTGCATCATAAATGAAGAGCTGTTCCATGTGTGCCGGTACCAGACCAGTCTTCAAATCGTGGATGCGCAGGAAGTTGTTTGCAAAATGAATTGTATCGGCTGTGCCATAGCAGTTCTCTGAATAATAAAGAACCACTTCCGGGGTCATGCAAAAGCCAATTGCATCGTTGACATAAGAGTTGAGCGTCTTCTTACTCCGAGGAAGCTTCTGTCCTAACGCAATGCTTTCTGCCGCATATGCATGAAGCCGTGTTCCTCTCTCCTTCGCCTGATAGTTTACAAAGGACTCTGCAATCCGGGCCGCATCATAATTGATCCAATGATACTTACTCGCCCCCAGAAAAGCGTGCTGGCCTTGCAGTCGTGAATGATCGTTCCAGTTCATCCAGTATCTCCTCCTTGTTCTCAGGATAAATAAAAGAGGCATAGCTCATCTCGTTCATCTTGGCTACGTAGTAGTCTTGATTTGGACGATGCGATGCCTTCCCTGTCTTCTTTCCTTCGAGTGCTGCCCACCTGTCTCGATATAAAACCAAGAGATCCGGAATCCCTTGAATTTCATTCGGGTCAAGATGAATGACCATGCAGCCGGGAAAGCGTTTCTTCAGGTCTTTCACCAATCCTGTTTTGAATTTGTTCTCTAGCATACAAACCTCCAAAAATAAAAGAGGAGCAGCATGTTTTACGCACACTGTTCCTCCCATAAAAGAGCAAGAAATTTACGCGGGGATATTTGGTAATATTTGTCAATCTTTTAGAAGGGTAAAAATATAAGGATTGTCACGATTGTGACAATCCTCAAACTTTCACCTTACAGATACCAAGTAAAGGGAGCTTCCTCATACATTTCAGGAGGACCTGCCCGCTTCTCTGCATTCGGATACATATATTCACCATAATCGTTCTTCAGACCGGTCTCATCATCCCAATAGGGCATAGGCCAATCAATGTCGGAAATATCATAGACCTTACCGCAGATAGGACAACGCCACTTTTCCTGATTTCGTACCTTTCTCATCCTGACGCCATTGCATTCGCACCAGGGCTCTTTCACATGAAGTTCTGTATCGCCATTATAATAGCAGCGCACTAAATTATTTGCGCTGTCCAACGTAGTCCACTCGTGATAGCCGAACTCATTCTCATACTGGGCCATAAACGGAATTTCACGCTTTTTCATAACTTTGCACCTCGTAACTCAATTATATAGTTTTTGTTATTCTTTTACAAGGTGAAAGTGGTGGCCCTCTTGGCCAATTCGAGCAGAAAACTCGCTGTGGCCAAAAACCCATTTTTATTTCCAACTACTATATATAAAATTTTTAATTTTTTTATTAAATTAAGAAAAAAAGTGGGTTTTTGGCCAAACGACATATTTTTAACGAATCTACGTCAAAAGTTGTGGCCATTTTTGCAAAAATTTTTGGCCACAAAGTGGGTTTTTGGCCATAAGATCGCCATTTTTTCACGCATTGACAACTATTGACAAGAATTCCACGAGAAAAAATGGCCAAAAATTCACACCGCGACAATCTTTGACAAATCTCGACATCAAAAAGAAAAGGCCCTGAAATTGCTCCAGAGCCTCCCCTTTTCAGTGGATGATGCCTAAATTTTCAAACATTGCCATGACAGAAACGTATGTCATGAGTGCTGCAAAGATGAGCAACATAACGAACAGATAGCGCCTTCTCTCAGCTTCCTCTTCTTGCCGTTTCTTCTCTTTTAGTGCCATGCGCATCATGATAATTTCCTTCAAGTCCTTAGAAAATCCCATCCAGAGCACACCCTTTCTGTTCCAAGAATATCAGTCTTTGACTATGATGTCAAGGTTGATAATGGCCACTATCCGTCTGCAACGTTCTCCTTTGTACCGGAAGATTACAGCAGGAATCATCGTGTCATACTGGATTTCGCTCACGGGTTTTTGAACAGTCGGATTGGTGCCACGAATGCGCACCCAAACCTTGCCATCGTCGACACTCTTTTGGTCAATGCTGCAAATATTACACATCGCTTATTGCGCCTCCTCCCGCATCAAATATCGCGCAGAGATATACAAGAACTGTTTCAAAGGCATCGCCTGCCGAGGAGTATCACCCAGTACCTCGTAATAAAGCGGCCCATGTGTCTGCTTCCGAACCACAGCATAATCTACCGCCCGACGAAGAAGTCTGTCCATCGCAATGGCGCTTGTGTGATACTTCACGCACAGCTTTCGGTTAATGTCCACAATGGTTGGCGATTCGTTGTTCTGCAGAGCGTTTTTGAGAATATCGATAGCATCGATGAGAGCATCAAAACCGCTCATCCAAACAGGTACACCCATGCTATCTACAAATTCATATGTAGTCATTTAGCTTTCATCATCTTCTTTCGGTATTTTTCGCCAAGAGCTACTATGTGAATATAAGTCATGGGCGTAAAATGCATACCCATCTCCTTATTGATTTCACAAATGGCGCTCCTGATTGAGCTTTCGACCTTCTGCGGCGGAATTTCATGCTTCCGAGCAATCATAACGTAAATATCTGTCTGGCTTGCAGGCGTGAGTAAGCCAGACACCATCTGAACACCGATTTCCACAGCCTCGTCAAGGTAGGTCACGACCGCACCTCAACGTCCGGCAGAATATCCGTGTGGAAATAGAGCTTATAGTGGTATGGATCGGTATGAGTACCAGTAATATCCTCAACAACATACATGGTGTACTCGTTCAGATAAATGTAGTTTTTCTTATACTCGTTCGGACCGGTCTTCACCGTACACACAAGTTCGTTGTTTTCATTGTTCGAGATGGACATAGCGCCTTCCATTTCAAGGATGACGTTGTCCGTACGTGCGTTATAGACCGTGATCCGGCGCTCAGCTTCAAAGTAGTTGGCCTGCTTGGAAATGTTCCGATTGACCTTGTCCGCTTCGGAGCAGCTGCACAGAACCACACAGCCAACAAGCATCATCAGAGATACGGCAAAACAAATAATACGATTTTTCATAGTTACTCCTCCACACTTTCCTTTCTCGTCTGGTCATCCTTCGGCCAGTACGTGTAAATGTCATCGAACACCACCGGAATCTTGCTCTGCAGTTCCTTCAGCAGCGGACACATCAGTTCTCTCATCTGAGGATGGGCCGCCACAGGAGTACGCAGCTTGAAGATGTTGCGCCACTCACGGTAGTTGGCCGTCACAACGATCTCGGTCTTCAAGCACAGCGGCAGCACACAACGAGCCTGTTCGGGACGATAGCCGTTCATAAGCATCAAAAAATAAGTTTTTTCTGCCAATTCGCAGGATTCTACCCATTTACGATAGAACAGGCGATTCTGCTCTTTATCGATATAAAACGGCTCCACAACGGTAATGCTGCCCTCAAACTTCTCCTTTGAGTAGTTGCAGTACCGCGTGCTCTCCTGCGCAAAGCTTGCAATGCGGTGTCGCACCAGCTCATTCGCCACACCACGGTCACAGGTAAACAGCACAGACAGCTGAGAATGCTCCAGCATAGCCTCATGCCCCTGCTTCACCAGAAAGCCCACCAGTTTCTTTGCCGACTCACCATCCGGCGTGATCTTGTCCTCGCTCTTGTAGCAGACTCGCGCAACCCGCTCGATCTGCTGGAGTTCTTTGATACCACCCTCAGAAATATCAGTGAGGATTTCGTACTTAGGTTCAACGATTTTCATGAATTGTTTACCTCCGTAATATTGTTTGTATCGTTCAAATTCAGGCCATCTTCCCTGACTTAACTTCACGGACTACCCGGTCAAACTCTTTGATCTTTTCGATAATCGGATCGATGTCCTCAAACGTAGGATTGGCGATCAAAACATCATCGTTCTGATAAATACGGTTTTCGATTTGAATATCGCGAGGTTTAACACCATACTCTAAGCAGAAAAGTGCATCATAAATGAGAAGTTGCTTCATATCTGACGGTTCATGCTTGGTTCTCAGAGCATGGATGCGCAGAAAGTTGTTTGTGAAGTCGATTGCATCAGCCACACCATAGCAGTTCTCGGAATAATAAAGACCCACCTCAGGTATCATGTGAAGATCAATCGCGTTATTGATATAAGCGTTGAGTGTCTTCTTGCTCTGAGGGAGCTTTCGTCCAACTCTAATACTTCTCGCCGCATATGCGTGCGGATTCTTGATGCTGCTCTCAGGTTCAACGATTTTCATAATTAAATCTCCTTTTCATCAGTGAATCCACTATTTCGAGCTGACTGAGGCTCTTTCCGTTGCCCCTTTGTGGAACTATGTATCCGAGATGAGCCATTTGTTTATGGTCACAGGATTTCACTTTGGGACACTTCTGGCATTTTGGAGCAAGAATTGTGATCGCTCCAAAGTCTTCGTTCATAAACTATCCTCTCGCTTCAACTTACACTCCCAGTCGCCACAGATATCTCCGCAAGCGAACTTCTTTGCGGTCTTCATGCCTTTACGGATGGCCTCCTGCTTGTCGGTCGCCCTGACTTCAAAGGTCTGATGCACACCGCCATTGTCCGTGCAGGAAAATATAAAGGTGTGTTTCATATATTGGCTATCCTTTCTGCTTCGGGATCTCGTAAAATTGAATCCCACTTTCTAATAAGACTCTGTAAACCACGGTCATCCACCACTGGAGTCATTGTTGCTTCATCGTATTGTAATATAACACTGCCTTCTTTATGGCACCCGAAACCGCATCGTGGACATACTGTCACGTATTTAATCTCCAGTTTCGTGCCAGTCATTACCGTATCAGACACAATAGGCTTTGCCTTTGCGTAACATACCGGACAACATCTCATAAGAAATCCTCCGTAATAGCTAGTACGAATATATCGATTACCTCGTTCAGGAAGGCGACCACGCGATACGGCCAACTATCAAGCTTGCTATTAGGCCTGCAGTCCTTTTCCTGAATATCAGACGACCTCTCATATACAGGAACCTGCACAGTAGGTGTACGTACTACTGCATATGGAACATTATCTGCCCACAAAACTGTTTCCTCAACATATTGAACTTCTTGGGCGCAGATTTGCCGAATATCTTTTGCACTGTATGCTCCAGCTTGTGCTATTGCACTTAAGGCCCTGGAAAACTGCTCAACATCATCCATCTGTCATACCTCACAGCAAAATCCGGAACAAAATGAACCAGATCAGTTTCAACGTGAATACCACGATCAGCAACCATGCGCAAACCACAAGGGTGACCGCAATCACATGACCGAAGAAACGGCCAAGCTTTTCCCAAAATTTGTCAGTCATCGACTTCCGCCCTTTCGTATCCAAGGAAATCCGCAAGTCCGAAACCGGTAGATTCCCCATCGCTGTTGCTGCAGCAATGAATCTCATATAGCAATGGCGAAAGTGGCTTGTATTTGTCTTTTCCGCCATTGCATCGTCCTGCAAGGTTCACCATGTTGCTTATAGCCGTATCACACCCATCAGTCGTCACCGGACAAAATGTTTTCCCGCATAACCGGCATTTATAGATCTGATTGTACAAATCATGCTTCATTTTGTACACCTCCTCACAGCATCCACCCGGCACTCTGCAGCGTTCAGCTCGAAAATAGCCGCATCCACAAATTCCGGGTCGCAGTTCTCGAAGTGGTTCCGCGCCACCTCCAAGGCCTGCAAAGCTTCCCGCAGGGTGTTAACCGTCGTTGGGATTGGCTCCATGCGAAATATCTTTTTGACATACTCAGCGATTTTTCGCAGCATTTCTACACCTCCACATCTTTGTGACCTGACGAGCCGTGAGCCAGCCCTCAACATCATCATGGCCAAGTAACTGTGTACCCATCACCTCGATAAGCCCCTGCTCAAAGCCATAGGAACCCCAACCCCAAATGCCATCCCAGATACGATCTCCAGCAGCATCATATACAACGATTTGCTCACCACCATCGTGTCGTCCGCCCGGAAGATACTCCTGATAGTCCGGTCTGTCCATCTCTGGCCAATGACGTCCATAAGTATGCAGAACCTTAGCGTGCTTCAGCAGAATATCCAGCTTCTGCATCTCGGTCATGTGATTCCAAACCCGGAGTTTCCAGGTTTTCTTAGACATGTTTCTCATTTCTGCATTTCCTTTCGTCAGCCTCCATGGTCTTTGCGATTTTATGCTGAATATAAAGCACACAGCCAGCCTGACTATCACACCCGAATGAAGCCAATAGTCCAGCAATAGCATTCAAAGAGTTCAAATCCTCTTCAGCAAATATCATTTAGCGTTCACCGTTCCTCCTGATACTCTACAATTTTGGTCACTTCACTCTGAACCCGGCGTAAGAAATCACACACATCCAAGCAACCGCACTCCCTCAATGCCTCAGCGATATCGCCTAAACTATCCATGTCGGTTCTTGTGAGATTAACTTGAGGAATAACTTCAATGTTCTCCTCTGTGATGAATTGGGTATAGTCCCCACAATGGCAGCATTTAATGTTCATGCGTTGCATACAAGCATCTCCTTCAATGATAAAAATAAAGAGCCGCAGATTTCTCCACGGCTCGATTCTTCAGTTTTCCTTAATCAGTTCATCAAATTCTTCACGTGTGATACATTTATTGCCGAGAGCTTTAAACAGCCCATCAAAGCGACCGGCAGTATACCCGCTTTTGTATCCAATATCCCAAGCTTCACGCCATGACTCATCCTTGATTTTCTTAATCTTTGCACGAGTCATGTCATGAACCTCATAGATTATCAGCCCAAGAGCACCGCATACAAATGTCTCTTTGATGAGCACTTTCAATGCTTTTTTCATGATAAGTATCTCCTTTCAAATATGAGTTTACCTCATAAAGGAGCTTGTTATTTTCGCGTCTTCTCCTCAAACTTCGCCGGCTTAACCGTACCCTCCCGCGCACACTCCGTTAGGCACTCATTGCAGGGCTCATCCGTCTCCAGCACCTTGAAGTTCTTGCACTTCGGGCAGTAGGTCGCATAGTCCACTTCGCGCATCCAGTCATTCATCGGTTTCACCTTTAAGCCTTTCATCCACAATATCTTTTATGGAGACGATCACCGCACGGTTGCAATAACAGCATTTCAACTTAATTTTTTCATTAGGAACGCACACTCGCCATGCTACGCCATCGCAAATCTGCCCATTCTCTTTAATGATCGTAGCCTCACAATTGGGGCAAAGGACTTGATAGTTCTTTTTCTTAACCTCCCCAACCTTCACAGCAAACCTATCATCCAGCTCCGGGTGCGTCTCCCGCTGGTTAAGAGCCCATAGCAGGTTCCAGCAGGCAGCACGCAGGTGATCCTCATCGTCCATACCGACCATGTACTTTGCCAGATGTCGAGAAGCACTGTCCAGCAGCGAATGCAGCGGGATACCCTTATCCACGTTGTGCTCGCCGTACTTCAATGCACCCTCCTCGCAGTGCTTGCTGACCTCCATAATGCCGTACCAAGGAAGAAGGTCCATTCTACCCTTCCCTGCGTGCATATCACGCTTGGCACCGGTTTCAAATTCGGTGCGGTCGCCAGAGTCTTTAATCATAAAACATCAATCCTTTCTTACTTAATGAGATTCACATGATGCTGGTAAACCTCAACAACATCTCGCGGATGGTTCTTTTTTCCAAAGAACATTGCAATATGCGGGTAATTATCTCGTCCATCGTTGCGGCAATACAATTTTGTGGGAACTTTGTAGCGAGGCAACGCTTCTTCGGTATACATGATTTTTATAAGTTGAATCTCATGATACGTCGCCTTCATCTTCTGAATAAGTTTCTTCTTGCTTTTTCGTGAGATATTTCCCATCAGCAGAACCTCCTGATACGCCCCTGCATAACCTTGTTGGGAATATCCAGCCACCGGATTTTGCATTTGTCCTTGTAGTCAGGGCGCAGCTTCTGCAGAATCATCTTCAATGGCTGCCTCTTAATTTCTTCAATCAAGTCCATGAGACAAGCCGTTACTTTCTCGAAGCATTCTGCAATCGCATTTAAGACATCTGCTATTTTCTCACAAGTCGTCGCAGTAAGCCTTAAAGAATCATAAATATCATGCTCCATAGAATTTCCTTTCGTTGAACTGTTTCTTTTGCATCAATGCTCTGGAAATGGCCACATCGATACCGCTACGGCTTTTCAGGTGGTAGAACCAGAGATCCTTGAAAGGTGTATTCAACCGGTCGATGCGCCCAGATGCCTGCTCCATGACCTTATAGGAGTAGTTCTGGCTATAAAAAATAATGGTATCCGTCTTGATACAGTTCCAACCTTCTGCTCCAGCGTTGTACTGTACAAGATAGACCCATTTATCCGTATCCGGTATCGGTTGATGCTTGTGTCCATTCCACTGAGCCACCTCCACACCATTGTCATAGGGCAGATGCAGGAGAATATCCAACTCATAGTCGAAGTTATAGAAGATGATAACTCTCGGGTGTGTCATGCAAATATCAAGCACTTCTTGTTGCCGAGATTCATCTGCATTGACCACCCTCCGCAGGCTGGAACAGAACTCACTTGCTGTTTCAATAGGCCGTCCTTCCCATGGATTCCACCGGCTCATGCAAATATCTTTGTACTTGCGCTGGTCGAACCCGACGTAGATGTTCTCATGATGTGGTATCGTCTTCCGCTCAAAGTCCATATCAACCAGAATCCGTTCCCGCAGACGTATCAGCCTGCCAGTGTTCAAATATCTGTCAATTTTGGGGTACTTTGAGAAGCGACTATAGACCACGTGCTCATTATTGAACTGTGTCCGGTTCCGGTAGAATCCATTGGCAATGAACACCGGAATATAATCTGTCCAGCAATCGCCAGGCGTGGCACTCAGAAGAATCCAGTCGTTTTCCCTCGTAATGCGTAAGAAATCCTTCACCCACGAGCCATTGCCCACAACACGCTGTTCATCGAATATGAAGAACGCGCGTTTGACGCCAATGTACTTGCCGATGTTGTTCCAAGAATCAATTACGACTTTGTGGTTGTAAAGGTCAAGGCTCTCATCAGTAGACATAAAAAAAGGAGCGAGTTCTTCGTCCCACTCCCCTGTGTCACGTTTCCGTGCTGTTGTGATAATATAAAGGTCTTCGGGCTCAACCATCGGAACGTACTCTTCTGTGTTGAGCTTTCCATCGAACATCTGGTAATAAAATGCCAGCCCCGTTCTGCTTTTTCCGCTTCCAACCCCACCACACAGAATACAGCCCAGTCTCATTTTCTGGACTGCTTCGAGCTGGTAGTCGTAAAGCTGAACTCCCGCCATCAGAGCAATCACCTCATTTCTTTGTGAACATGAATGGCTTCAGGATAGCAATGATTCTCGTAGGCCAACAGGGCAATTGTAGCTTCCTCTTCATCTGCGCCCTCACCAAATATTGTGTACGCGAATATCTCTTTACCCTTATAAGTAAAGATTTTCCACAACTGTTTCGGTTTCATAGCAGTGACCTCAGGAAATTTTCACAACGGTTTCCTTACCGCCCTGATTGCCGGTAATAGCGTCCGAAATAGAACCGTAAATCTTCTTAACGTTCTTCAGATTGTCGTTAAAATCCTCCAAAATATCTTCCATACTCTCCGCCAGCTGATTCTTGGCCTCATCTTTTACTTCTTCGCGCAGATCAGAAATATCAATCCGACCGAGCTGGTCCTTGATTTCCTTCTTTACGCTACCCTGCAGGGTTACATACTCCTTGTTGATGGCAGACTTAACCTGACGGGCTGTTTCAGCGTGAATATCCGTAATAGCTGCGTTAGTTGCCCGCTGGATTGCATAGTCAGTCCGGTTCACGACAGCCTTATCCACAGCATCCTTGATAATGTAATCAGGGATCTGGATGGCGGCATCATCTGCCAATCGGTCAATTTTGCTATCAAGTTTCTTTGCAAGGGCATTCATCTTGCAGTGAACCCCGATAGCGTAGCCTGCACCAACCAGCCCAATAACCCATCCTGCTGCATTCATGTAGAGCTCCATAGATTTTTTCATACCAATACTCCTTTGTCTTAAATGTGTATTTTCGGACACTTGCAGGTCATACAGGATTCGAACCTGTCATGCTCGCCCTAGCGAATGACCCATATAAAAGGAGCCGCAGATTTCTCCAGGGCTCCCGAAATTATTGCGATTACTGCTTCGGCTTCATACACACAATATATCTTTTACCGTCCTCGTCCTCAAGCAGACCATAGCAGCGGCGAAACATCCTGGTGTATTTCTCGATCATCTCATCCGAAAGAGAGCCAAAGTCATCTTCGGTCAAACCTACAATCAGAAATGTACCAACCACATAGTCGTACATCTGAGCGTCAGCGTTATAAAGCGGCCGGTTGAACTCCAAGCCCATGAGTTTGCCCTCATCGTTGCAAATAAGAGCAACTTTGTCGTCCCACGGGTAGGTTGCTTGAATCAGGCCGCCAACCTCTTTCTGCAGAGATTCCAACGAGCCATCAATGTCGATGACCTCCGGTCGGCACATCGGTTTGATACGCAATACTTTCATAGTTCTTCTCCTTTATTAAAAATATAAGTCTGAGCTGCTGCCTCTGAGAACGCCATTTGCGACGTGGGCACTCACCGGCTGGACCATTCAACGGAAGACTAACTCCTGCACTCAGAAATATCATTTAATAAATTTCGAGGTTTGCAATGCGCGCATCGCGACGCTTCTGCTCGATGATGTCGGGAGCAACATAGCTGACATTCACCAGATAGGACGGGATGCCGTAGTTCTTTGCAGCGAGGTTCTCGATGATGCAGCCACGGTAGCCCTTATCCTCATCGTAAATGCCGATAAAGCGGTCGGCTTCCGACAGTTTCTTGATGCTCTCACCAAGATACCAAAGAGCCATGTTGGTGTTTTCAGGAGGATCATCCTCGAAATAAGTCGGGATAACTTCCAGTTCTTCACCAAAGACAGCCTCTGCAATCTTATGCATCTGCTCCATGGATGCTTTAATGGCGTATTCCGTGCGGTTGCGCATAGGAACACTGATAAACAGTCTCTTCATGTGCTTCTCCTTAGTACGGCAAATCGTTCGGATCGTTAGGCTCAGCCATCTCGCGCTGCTCATACTTAGCAGCATACGGGTCGGCATCTGCGTCCTGCTCTACGTAGAGAATATCCGCGTACAGCGTGTACTGGCCGGGGTTGTTCCGGTTCTCATACAGGTTAGCCTGCAGGTTCACGTTCTTCACACGGATATAATCCAGCTGACCGATGTTCTCAGCGTTGCAGGCAACCTTGCGGCCAGTGGTGGTGATCCAGAAAACCTGCGGAGGCCACTTGGAGTCCATGTTGACCGTCACCGGGACGTAGAAGGTCGGTACGAACGGCTCATCGTAGATGTGGTTGGGGTTCGGCTTGGTCTGCTTGACGTTCAGCCCCATTTCGATGAGCTGCTGAGCCTGCTCCTCCGTAGGGATGACCACATTCACACGCCGCCGGGACGAGCCGTAACGGTCGCGGTTCGGGTCGCCGGAGAAATTGGTGTCGAAAATAAACCGGGTATTGTCAATATTTACCTTTGCTTTCATAATAGAAACTCCTTTACTCTTTTTCTTTAGTGCATCGCCGCACTCATTTTTGCCAGCAACCCCGCGATACCATCCTTGGTCTGCGCAGCCACCTGATCCAGCTCTTTCAACACCTTGGCATAAGCACCAGCATCCTCATTGGTTTCATCCGGCTTACACCACTTCTTAAAGGCCTTGTGGAATCGGCTATCATTGCCTGCCATTTTCTTCACAATAGCCATAGCGAGGCCCTTTTCCTTATCGAAAATATCATCAGGCCCACACTTCACCACAGTCTTAGTGCCATCCGACCACAGAACAACCGTTGCCGGGTCGTTGAAGATGACCTTACGGATGCATACACTACACATGCCGAACTTCACAATATCATTCTTCTTGGCACGCTCCGTGGACTGGCGAGAGTAGTCAATCGCCATCCCTTTGTGTATAGCCCTTGCGAGTTCATGATTGGCCATAAGCATCACTGGGGGCAACTCAGGGCACGCGTTCCAATTCCAAGCATCTTTTTCCATTTATCTCACCTCATAATTTCTTGCAGCTTCGTCCTGAATATCACCCCAGGGTAAATCAGGCTTCTGCCAAGGTGGCATTCCACCATCATCCGATACGAACCATTCCAGGTCGCCGTACTGAGCAATAGTGTCCGCCGCCTCATCAACCATCTTGTCGAAATAAGAGCGGTCAATGCTATCCTCCAGATGGAGGTTATAGACCATCTCACTTTCCAGCCAGCGGTAGTCTTTGGCTCCAGTGACCGAATTATATTTCGTCTCACCGTCGTCTCGGACACCCGCTTCACGCATCAGCAGCGCTCCGCCGCATCCGGGTTTAATGGGGCAGAATTGACCAACACGCCCCACGAAAATATAATTGTGCTCGTCTTCGGGCAGAGCCTCGTTTTTATCGAGGTAGATTGCGCCCTTAGAAACCGACTTGGTTTCACAAAGGTCGTCGAACACAATATCTTCGTGGGAGAAAAGCGTTTTAAACACATACGGCACCTGAAACTGAGCACCAGTCGCAGTCCAATGACCGCCCTTCTTCTCGTTCTTTTCAGGAATATAGCCGTACTGTGCCTTTGCTGTATCTGCATCGAGATACTTTGCAATATAAACGGCGTTGTTCACAAGGCACATTTTTTCGTATGTGGCCTCATGCTCAAACGTGTATCCGTACTTTTTCGCAAAATCCATGCAGAAGTCAATGATTTCAGGCGTTGCATCCGGAATCTTGATAGAGTCCGTCTTGATGTGTGCCACCGTGAAACCACGCTGCTGCACCTCGTCCTGCAGAGTGCGCATAAATAAAGCCCCTCGAAGCGCCACAATGTTATTGGCGTTCTTGGGGTTGCGGAATGGATTATCAAAGGTTGCACTGGTTAGACCGTAAACCGAGTTGATAGCGATTTTCAGAGCTTGCGCCAATGCTTTCGCCTGTGCGGGGTCATCCAAATATTTGGACAACTTACCGCCAAAGAGCTTCTTGGCCTTGTCGTACTCACCATGTTTTACATAGATACGTACATCCATCAGGTCATTGAAGTTCTTGGTGTAGTCGCCAAAGTAGTTTAGAGCGACGGCTGAGTGCGGGTGCAGAGAGGCAACATCCAGCAGGGCGATGTTGTAGTACATACCGGGTTCGGCATAGACATAACCGCCCAGTCCAAGGTCAGTACCACGAAACATATTGTGCATCCGACCATCTTCGCCTCTGACCCACTCATAACCCGGGAAGGCGTTGATGATATTCTTATCGGTCAGAATATCAGGCTCGACTTCTACCACCGAATCGGACTTACCCGTAGCTAAATCTGTATAGACCAGCTGAGGATGCTTTTCCTTGCCGAAAATAATGCGCGTGGTCAGGCTGTTGGTAGTGTCGTTGACGGTCATCCCAGCAACATCTGCCAGAATTTCACGTGCAACAAAGTCAGCCTTACGATCTTTGGAGTTGAACACTGCTTCGGTGGCGATAACGTCATTGTCGCAATACTCCGCGACCTGTTCCCATTTCTCTTCGGGCACCGGCTGGTTCCAAGGTAAGCCAAGCTCCTGATGATGGATACCCAACTCAATCTCGAACTTTTTCAGGCTCTGTTTCTTCGACGAGAAATCGAAAATATCCGTGTAGGACAGGTTATAGGCCTCACCAAAGAAGCCCATACGGTCATTAATAATACGGTTCGACAGTGCGTACAGCTGCTCCGTATTCCAGCCGAGCATGCAAGCCCAAAGCATGTGGTTATCGTATTTGCGGTTATTAAAGCCAATCAGACGATATTGTGTCAACTTCTCAATATCCGTAGGGCTAGGATTGATCAACCGATTCACCGGCTTGTCCTCACCGGCAAATTTCCAGTTGACCAAAAAGAGATTCGGAAACACCTCACAGTCGAAAAATACGATGGGTGCTTTCTCACCGTCATCAACCTGCGATTCAACATCTTCTCTTGACTTGAAGTGCATCTTCGCCGTGATTTTCAGACAGGCATCGGCCTGGTTCGTGCTGTTTACGGCAAAGGCCAGAATCGCATTGCGCATGTCGTCCACATTATAGGGAATCCCACTCTCGTAGGCTTCATCCATAATATGAGCGATAAAGTCAATGCTGGGTTTAGTGTAGGGACTGATTTCTTTTGCGAGGGCTTTCTTAATGAGTACCCGCAGGTGCTTCTCATTTTGAATCTGCTTCACATCGACCATTGCTTTTTCTCCCTTCAACGGCAAGCCGCTGCTGATTTTGGCAACCGGAATATCATTGCACTTGGTCAGCATTCTTCTCAGCGAAGAATTTCCGGTGAACACTTTAACCTCAATATGCTCATCGTATACACGGCTCAGTTTGCTTGCGTCCCCTGTATAAATATAGTGCAAGTGGATTCCTGCACCAGATTTACTCAGTTCTGCGTAGGTAGCAGGCCACTTGGACGCTGCCTCCAGATTTCGCTCAAAGCATTTCTTGCCATCGTCGCCCGGAATATCAAAGTCAATGACGATGTAGGTTTCAGGGACTTTGACATAGTGGAGCTTAGAAGTAAGAATATCTTTGAGCAGCGTTTTGACATTCTCCCACTTTTGCGTAGGAGTGCCATTTTCGTTCGCATACTGCGCAGGACAGTCCTTGCAAATATCATCAAAGAGAGAATGCTGTGGTTTCAGATCAATCCATGACTTGGATGGTTCCTCCTTTGAAGCTGCTTCTGCAGGTGCGGGGTCGGCAAATTCTTTGAACTTGTCTGCCTTGAATCCACTGTAGTAGCTTCGCACTCGTTCGCCATTCACATCTTCTGCGCGTTCCTTGTAATCCGCAAAGTAGTTCATCAGCTCTTCACGGAATGCACGCATCGAATACGGATAGACAACCTTTGCTCGCTGGTTATACTCGTCATACATCGCCCATGCACGCTTCAGGGAAATACCGTCTTCTTTCTTGAAAATATAATACCGGTCGAGCATGAAGTTATAGAAGTCATTGGAAGCGCCAAGCATTCTTGTCGGAATATAATCGTCATAGCGATGTTTATTCCCCTCATAGACCTCCTTGCAGTGCCATGCAATACCGCCAAGCTCGAAATCGGTCTTGGCATAGAGTTCAGAATATCTTTTCTGAGGGACTTTCTCACCTGTGGGCACCACATCGATCAATCGGCGAATCAAACCGGACTTCGCATCGGTGATTTTGACAGGCTTGTTTGTGGCGAGAATCAGGAAGCTCTTGAATTGATTGGCATAAGCACTGCGGAACTTCTCATTGACCATCATGGTCTCATGAGACACCAATGAATTCAGACGAGTATTGTCCTCGATTTTGGACAGGTTACCTTCATGCTGAATTGCGATCAGAGGGTTCGCCTTGAAAGCTTCCAGTGAGAATGCATTGGATGCCGAGCCCAGTGCCTGAGAATCGAATGCTGCATAATATCCAGTAAAGAGCTTCTGGATGATGTTCAGCACTGTGGATTTACCACTACCGGGCGGACCATAGAGAACCATGAACTTCTGAATTGTCTTGGAATCGCCATTGACAATAGAACCGATACACCACTCGATTTTCTCTCGCTCCTCTGGAGAATAGAGTGTCTGCATCAGCTCATCATAGGCGTCAATGTTCCCCGGTTCCAGCACATAAGGGAGTTTCTTGGACGCATAGCTTTCCTTTTTGACCGGAGTGTTCGCAAATATCAGCTGTTCATCCAGCGTGTGGTAGTTATCCCGCATCTGACGCTGACAATACTTGTGCCAGTTGTCAATCATGCCCGATTCAGCGTCCCACATATGGAGCACCCGGTAATTATCCAGATGCTCCTTGTGTTCGTTCGTGTAAATATCCAACTCATGGTCAATCAGTTGAAGTGCATCCTGTTCGTCAATGCTCCACAATCCTCGCTCTTCCAGCCAGATAGCGTAGAAATCAGAACCCCGAATCATCAAGTCCTTGGACTTTTTGATGATGAATTTGGGATAGATTTCGATTACACCGCGTTTTCCCGTGCGCGTTGCAATCATCAGGAAATCAATCATTGGTAACTGACTTCCTCCTTTCTACGAGGTCTGTATCAGACATCTTTTTTCGTGACACTCGCCTTGCCATCGCAGCAAATGTCCTTTTCAAACTGCATCTCTGCGAGTTCTGCTTCGGCAGCATCGGCGCGTTCCTTTTCAGCCTTGCGCTTCTTCTCGCTTTCATCCAGCATCTTGCAGGCAGTCCAGAACAGGCCAATGGTGCCTACCAGCAGCAGGTTCTTGCCGAAAAGCTTGCCCCTCTGGCGGCGAATCACCTTCTGGGCGGCATCCAGTGCCAGCTGAGTCTGTGCGAGTTCGTAATAAATGTTATTCATAGTCACTTTTCCTCCAATAATTAAGGTCTGCCAAAATCAGCCGACCAATGTGTTCGGTATTCCTACATGCTGTAATTCGCATCAAAACGACGGAATCATGGAGAACTTGCTCTATTACACCTTTCATCGGGATGCATATTTTCGATGCGTACACCATCACATGTTGCTTTCGTTGAGATACGCCATCAGCTGATACCAAATATCTAACTGTCGCATATCCACGTTCGGGCTTATTAAAGTAAAGAGCCCACCAGCTCCATTCGGCTGATAGGCTCTCTGATTGAAACGGTCGATGATAAATTGAGCGCGACCCTCGTTGAACCGAGTATCATCCATAGCTGCCAGCCCAAGACTGACAACCATGCTCCAGAACCATTGTCCCACTCGGTTTCCTGCTTCAGAATCTGCCATGATATGCTCTTCGATGCGGATGGAAAGCCCCACCATCATCTCTAACATACTACATGGCATTCCGCTCGTTGCACTGTTCAACGCTGCATATGGGATACTTTTTTCCTGAGCGAATCGGTAGCGCAAGTCTCGCCCATCTTCAGCACGACTCGCATCCATCTCACAAGATGGAATAAAGTCTTGCTGAAATAAAAACGCAAGCAGCTTGTGGAAAGAAAGGTTTCTGGGTTCCCATCTTCCGCAAACCGTTTCACGCAGCCAGTCAAAATACTGACTGGTCATATCGTTGAATATCATTCATACTCCTCTCCGGAGTTAGGATACAAGTCCGCATACTTATTGCGCACCTTCAGAACTTCGTAGTCCTTCCGGTAGTTGTGATTGCGGACATGGACAAGGTCGGGGGCTTCTGCTCCAAAATTATCCAGAGCCTTGGGGCCAATCACCTTTTCAATGTCCTCTACCCTACTCCCATCACTATCATACGCCAGGATGCCGTCTGCATAGTAGGTCAGGAAGCTGGTTTCGTAATCGTCCTCGTTACCGAACTCGTCGCTCGGAATGATCTCAATAGTCTCCATCGGCTCATGGGTCGGCTTCTCAGAATCTTCCTCCTGACGATACGGGCCACTCACGAGATCGTACGCCTTTTCGTTCGCCCGCTGCTCGATGGTCGTATCCAGTTCCTGCTCACGCTGCTTAAAATGGTTCCGAGCGTCCTCGACCAGCACATCTGCCTGCTTCTTGTAAGTATCGCGCATCAGGAAGTGCATCGTGGCAACACCAGCAGCAAATCCGCCTACAAATATCAAGGCATCACGCATCAGTTTTTTCATTGGTTTCTTCTCCTTTAATCGTCATCATGGTGAAGGCCAGTCCTCCAAAAAAGAGCGAAACACTCATGAGGACCCCTCCAACCAGATGCCGCTTTCGTTTCGTGTCGGTCAAATAATCGAGGAATAAAAACACCGATTCCAAACCGTCCATAAATATCCTTTCACTCAGAAAGGACTGCCAGACCGGATACGAAGCACACTCCGGCCATGGCTGCAAATACATAGGAAAGAGTCTTTACGTATCTGGTCATAGCTTGTCCCTCCAAAATATCAGTTAGATCTTGTCGATGATGATGCCGTCACAGTTGAAGTGCAGAATGACAGAACGCTCCTCGCCACGGAGGAAGCTCTTCAGTGCCTCATCGCTCGATTCAAAGCTCGTGAGGCCGAAATCCACATGGTTGTGCAGCGAAGTGTCGTTCGGATTGTAAACCCAGCCAACGACCTGGCCAGTAGGAGTGCGCAGAGACTGACCGCCGTGCGTGCCAATCATGGTGAGCACCTCATTCAGGAACAGATGTCCCTGAGAACGCAGTTTCTTGTTCGCTGCAGACTCCATGAGGAGCAGATAGTTCCGATTCAGGTCGGCATCCCGCTCCCACGT